CATATTACTTACCTCCATGATATAAAATTGGTTCTCGTGTCACTTTCATTTCGCTGCTATGTACAAAGTTGTCGTGACTCTTGAATGATGTTTCAATTTTGATTGTGTAGCCGTGGATCAGTTCACCAGTGAGTAAATCAACTAATTTAATCGTTTTATCTGACGTACCAGCAATGTATTCAACTTTGATTTCATAGCCTTTGTTTTGTAAATCATATAAATCTTTAGCGCTTACCATATTCATTAATTCATAGATTGTATTATCAACCCATTCGCTAAACTTACGAGTTATTTCATTTATTTTCATTTGTAAATCATTTTGTATATAATCCATTCTACGCTCAACCTCCTTTTTATCGAAATTAACTATTAAATTATCTTGTTCACCAATACCTGTAATTAAATAACGGTCATGCATAAATTAATCCTTCTTCCCTTTATTTAGATAATCACAAAACTTTTGAGCTAATTCTTCAGTTTTGAGTAAAGGTCGCCAAGTGCTGGCATTTTCAAATTGTTCTTCGCTTGTAATTAAGTCTTTACCACTAACGGTATCGTCATGATAACTTAAATATTCTGTACGGCTACTTTCTTTAACTTGATACCAAACATAAGATTTACCGCTTCGGATAGAAAATTCTACTAATGTAGTTGGAATAACTTCATATACTCCTATAGTTCCGCTGCAATCACAAGATTCGTATGTTTTATTTCCTAATGGAGTTGTATAATGAATCCTTCTGTTTTCATCGCACTTATCACATTTTGGTTTCTTATAATGTTTTGATCCGACTGTATAAAGTTGAACTTCAAAGTCTTTCATTAAAGAACTTAACTTCTCTTTTCTTATTTTTGTTTCTAAATTTTGACGTTCGTATTGTAAATCGCGTTTCTTATTTTCATAATCTCTTTCGATTTCTTTCATTTTCTTCTTAGTTTCTTGCAATTCATCGTTTTCTTTTCTTAAACGATCCATTTCTTCTTTAAATTCAACCTTAACTGAATCCATTAAAGTTTCTTTAAACTCTTCAACCTTTTCATCGAACTCACTTGGTTCATGGTAAAACTCTTCATCGTAATCAAACATATTCAATTCCTCCTTTGTTTATCACAACTAAATCTTAACATGTTAAAAAGTTATGTGCAATAGTTATTTTCAAAAAGATTATGTTGAATTAAACTTTCTTCTATAGTAAGATGTGGTTACGAAATTAACGATGATTTTAAGGAGAAATACAAATGAGCGACAAAAATAAAGTATTAAAAGAAGAAACGGAAGAGTATTTGCAAGAGAAAATAGAAAAGAGAAGGGAATGGAGGGAGAAACAAACTGAAGAAAGCGTTAAGTTCGAACCAATATATAGAGGTTTCGCTTCTAAGTTAAAGAATGACAAGATGAAAGTTAATCCTATTATAGTATATTTGGCCTTATGCGAAATCGCTAACACTTATGAAGGTGTTATTTATACATCTAATGAAAAGATAAGTGAGGTTTGCGGAATAAAAGGATCAACGTTATCTGATTCATTATCGTTTTTAGAAGAGAAAGGTTACATAGAACGATTCAACATTAGAAATGATAATGGAAAGTTGCAACGAAAAATCGTGCTGCTACCTATATGAAGTCCTTACGAAATTAACGAACTACTCTTCGTTGTTTAACGATGATTTTAACAACATCATACGAATTTAACGATGATATCATACGAAATTTCGTAACCATATAATATAATTAATATTATTCTTTATAATATAAGTAATATAAGCCGCCTATTAACATAGTCGCTATTAAAATCTAACCCTACAAAATCCCTAGCCAGTGAATAGCTTACTTTTGCAAAAGGAGACTCTTCTTTGGAAAGGGATATACGAAAGTTACATTCTAGTAAAAATTATGTTGACAACTATTAAACATAATTGTTATTATAAGTTTGCAAGATACATTATATGAAAGAGGTTATGAAAACATGACGAAAACAGATATTTTAGAAATTACTTTTGAAGAGAATGTAATTCGCGCATTTAATATTGACGGACGTTACTACTTTTGCGCTCCTGATATTAAACGAATTACAGGACATCTTGTAAATCATTATCAAGATGTTAGCAAAGAAGATAAAATTAAAAAACACGTACACCAAGTCAATTCTGATGGATCACAAGGTTATTTATATCCACAAACGTTCCTAACTATCAAAGGAATAACTGACTGGTTAAAATATTTTCACGATGAAATCAAACAAGATTTATTCAATACGTTGATGTTTGAATCAGATAAAGAAGATTGCGTCGTGCAAACTAAACTTGAATTTGATGCAAAAGATGTGGACAAGTTTGAAAATGTGTTCCGCAATACCGAACGCGTAAACGACTTAACAAATCAAATCGCCAAACTTAAAAAGGCATTAGAACACGAAATGTCTAAACCGACAAAAGAACAAATGAAAGCATATTTACAGGGAATGGGGCTTTAAGCTCCTTTCTCTACATAATAAAAGGGGGAATAAAAATGAAGTGTGAATCTTGTAAAAAAGAAGTCGGTAAATCAATTTTTGGTAGTATGTGCTTAAATAAAAGAAATTATAAGTTATTTGGTAAAAGTCATATGGATTTATGTTATAACTGTATGTCTGACAATGATTTAGGCAAGAAATTAAAAGGGGGAAAATAAAATGTTTGCACGTATTAGATTTACTCATGGTCATAAAGTTACAAAGGATAGACTCGATGAATTAGAAGAGTTTTTATCTGATAAAGTCGATAAATACGATTGTTATAAAGACGAAGACGGTAAAGAAATTGATTTTTACGATTGGAAACATACAATTGATCCTAAAAAAGTAGATGAAGAAAAAAGTTTAGTTTACCTGTCTGAAGATATTAAGTTATCCACATCTAAGGAATACATAGTTGAGTTAAGTTCGTTCATGAGTGCATTCCCTGAATTAGAAATCAATTTAAGAGGAACAATGAAAGCTAATAATAGCGGTTTTGATAATGCCATTAATTTAATGTTGCAAGCTGAAGCGAAATTAACTACAGCTTTAAAATCATTCAACGAGAAAATTGAATTTAATAACCGTTGCGATGTACACATTGGTAATTTAGGACTACTAAACATTAATCAACTTGCATATACTACTGATAAATGCACCGAAGAGTTACAAAATATCCTTAATGAAGGTTGGAGAATACTCGCTGTATGTCCTCAACCTGACCAACGAAGACCTGATTACGTGTTGGGACGTTATAACGAGAATCATAAATCTGATATGTATTGTGACCACTTATAGGAGGGTGAATTAAATGGCTGACGTATTAATTCGTAATGTTGATTTAGAAGATTTGGAAAAATGGTTGAAATGTAAGAATTGTGATTGCTTAGAAATGGAGTTAAAGAAGTATATGCACACAACTAGCGAATACATTTGTAAAGAATGCGGCTTTTCAATTGAATTATCAGAGGTATTATAAATGGAATTCTTAAAAATATTATTTGGTGATTTAGTTTTATTATGCGGATTATTTTTGCCATTTATTACAGTTGGATTAGTTGAGTTATACGCAGTTAAGTTAAGAAAGGAGGAAGTTTAATGAAAATTATAAAAGGTAATTCCGGTAAATCACCAATAACAAGAGGTTTATTGCTGCAAGTTGGCGCTGATGGGGTTTTAGTTCTTGATGAAGTTAATGTACCGCACATGTTTAATGGCTTTCAATACTGCAAAACAACTGATATCTTTGATTCAATTAACATTTTCGAAAACAAATTACCACCTTCATTTTTAGACAGCATTCATCATGTGGTATTTTTAACCACGATGGTAAATTTCGATAAGGACGTTATAAATAAACTTTTAAGATTAGAAGTTGAAACAGGAAAACAATTTTATATGCAAATGAATGACGGTAGAATGGATCACATTAAAGTTTACGATATGAAATAGAGGGGTGGTTACAAAGTTGCTAATTAAAGAATATTATCTAATCGAAAATAATCAAGAAGTTAAAATTAATCGCGATGATATCAAAAAAGGACAATTAATTAGAATTGTCGCTCATAATGGTAAAGGTGTATGTTTTAGTAACGAAAAAATCATAACTTTAACTAATTCTTATAGAGATAAAACTATCACTCCTTTTGGGACAATAACAAAAGGTTGGGTTGTACAATCGAAAATACCACCTAACTCTCAAATTTGGACGATCAATCTTTAAACCAAACGAAAAAAATCAATATTTTAAATTTGAAAGGATGATTAAAATGATGGAACAAACAATAATAGTTAAAACTTTTGAACCTGTTAATGTGGATTGTGATTTAACTAACGTCTTAGGTAATTATCTAACCAAAAGTGCTGCATTCAACGAAGAAGAACTGTCAACCCTGAAAACCATAGTTTCGAATCTGAATGAGTACGGATTTTTGAAAGTTTACGAGTTGATTGAGTACAAGGAGATTTTCGTTGATCGTAATTATAGTCAAAACGCTAGAAAAGTTATCGTGAATAAAGATGATAAGAACAGAATCATTTACGCTGACAAATTTTATGAGCATTTAGAAAAAGATGACAATGTAGATAGTGTAATGGTTATGTATCTTGAAGATGTTAAACCGGAAGGATTTTCGTGGGACAATCAAAAATGTGTTGACGACTTAATTCAATGGTTTGCTGACAATACACATTCAAACGTTGCTTGTGTCGAATCTATACCTAACGTCCTTGATGTATTTTTGAGCAAAGAACAAGCCGAAGGACAAATGCAAGCTTATGAAGGTTATTATCCTGAACGAATGGAAGTTAAAGAAAGAAATTTATTTGGATCAGAGTTACAATCGTTATTCAAATTATTATCACTGTTAAACCTCTAAACGTCCTTTGTGGCGTTTTTTCTTTTGTTACGATAAATTATATTCTCTACAAATAAAAACATGCCTATCAGTTAGATAGACACGTTAGAATTCAATTTATTAACTTTAACCAGCGCTTTGAGGTTGATTAGACCTTCGCTGTTAACATAACCTTAACTTTTCATAGAGATTCTAATTAACAACCACCACAACAACCGCGATCACCGCCGGCCGCCGCGCGCCCCTGACATTGACGAAGGTTCGGCTGTTAACAAGACATCGACTTTTCATAGAGATTTCAAAATCGATCCACAAGAATTTTTTCTTGATTGGAAAAGTTAAAGATTCAAATAAACGTTACAATATTCATTTATTTAAATTTAATACAACAAAAAAGAGTACCAACAAACGAAACCGCCACAACTGACAGTTTTGTCTATCGGTACTCTAAAGGTACTCACTCCTATATTTTGTTGCTTTCAATTAATATAACCACATTGTAAATGAAATAGACGTAAAACGCAATAGATATTGTTATATCAACGTTAATTAAAGTTATTTCACATTAAAAAGTCGTGTTTCTTCTATTAAAGGAGAAAAAATGCAACATAACTTTAATTCGAAAATAATTTAAAAAACCTTTGACATATTGAAAGTATAGGCGTAATATAATAGATAACAACAACGCAACATAACTAAATAACAAATTGGAGTGATTACAAATGTATAAAGCAAAAGTTAAACTTAAATCAGGCATTGTTACTTTTCTTACTTTCAATTCTAAAAGCGAAATGGTTTCTTTTGAAGAAAAAGGGCATACAATTATAAGAGCAATTGAAATTAAAAACTAAATAAAAAATGGAGGTTTTCGAATGAAAACTTATAATGAATTAAAATATGATATCGTTGAACGATGGAGGTGGGACGAAATCACAAGGGAGGAAATGGAAGCTAAACTAAAAGAACTAAAGGAGGTAACAAATAATGAAAACTAAATTAATCAAATTTTCACAAGTATTAGGGAAATGGAATAAACCTTATAAAAATGATTTTTGGGTGTCATACGGTTATAGATGGATTGAACTAGTGGAAACACTACTTATAACAAAAGAAGCTAACACAAGTCGTCAAAGCGACTATAAACAGGCATTAGGCTTTGAGCGTTTCCACTATCTTAGTGGAAGGTTGCAAAATAACTTTTAAAAAGATTTAAATTAACACTTTACAAAAAGTTATGTTGCATGGTAAGATAATTACAGGTTAAAGAAACACAAAAAACAATATGAAAGAAGGAATTAAAATGGATTACATTAAATGTTCTGAAAAAGAATTAACTGCAATGGAAAAAGCGTTGGAAGGTTTGCAAGAATTTGTAAATGTTACAACTTCAGAAAGCGAGTTAAACCACAATATCCAAATGTGTAACGGTCATTCTTTAGATAACTTAATTTACGATATCAATGATAACGATTTATTTAAAAACTGGTTAATTTTTAAAGAAGGCGTAACGAAAGTAACGGCGTACGACGCTTGCAACGGAACAGGCGCTCAAGTCATTGATATATTGCATGATAACTACGATAAAGTTTTCGGTTATTATGAAGACGGCGGTGAAAAGATATTCTTTATATCGGAAAGTAAAGATTCTTGGAATGAAGAAACAGAACAAGATGAAATACATTTTTGGGTAGAAGAAACACCAGTCGGTATGCATGAATGCATAAGAGTTAACTTGTAAAAATAATTTATAAAATACTTGCAAAAGTTATGTTGCACATGTTAAGATAAAGGAAGTTAAGAAACAACAAAAAAATAAAAGGTGGTTATTCAAATGAAAGAATTCGAAAAAGATGTTAGATTGCCAGCAGGTACAATGGAAGGTTTTAGTGATTCTGAATGGGAAGACGCTTGCAAAGAAGCTGATGAAATTGCAGTAGCAAAGGAAACACCAGCAACAAAAGTTTTCGAAAATAACGAAATTGCAGCAACTCAAGAAAATGAAACGCCAACATTTACGCAAATTTTAACGCACGTACAAGAAAACGAAACAGAATTAGAAGTTGTGATTATCGGTGGAAATTATTTCACGGTTGAAAATTCAGAAGGTTACCGCGCTTATTTCGAAATACCTACTTACGGTTACAATTATGAAAATCCTAATTATTACAAAGGTTTCCATTTCGGAACGAAACATAAAGCTAATAAAAAAACTGGTACTGGATATGAATATAAATTTTTACAATATAACGCAACTTTAGACGAAATTGTAACCGCATTGTATGAAACATTAGAAAGAAGTCGTCACAACATTGTTACTGGAAAAGAAAAATTTGACACAAGTAAACCACATCCAAACGGAAAGTATTTCATTTAATAACAAAATTAAATTAAAAGGAGCGGTTAAAATGAATAACCAAATTACAGTAAAACCAAATTTCAAAGGCGAATTATCACATATTGAGGTATTAGGATTAATAACATATATTCAAAAATGGCACGACGAAAATTATGTACTTAATAGCGTTGATGTAGAAAACAAATTCGGTTTAGCACCAACATCAACAAGTGAATTTGCAAGATTATGGGATACAAATTACAACGGCACATTAGAAGATTATGGAGATTTAAAAGTACAAAGTTTCGCTTTGACTGTCGGTCATGTACCTGTCTTAATTATGGAAGATGATGAAGAAAACGAATTATATTTCGAAATTTAACTATTGCAAAAAGTTATGTTGTATAGTACTATTAGTATAGAAATTAAATAACAAAGCAAATGGAGGAATTAAAATGAAATTTTTTAGCACAATTAAAAAGGTAGCGTTAACTTTAGGATTATTAACAGTTGGTTATATTGGTGGAACTATTGCAAGTGAGCAACCGCAACCACAAGCAGAAACACAAAATAATATTCACAATGGTGTAAATCAAATTGAAAGTGGAAAGCGTAACGTATTTAGTCAGTATTTCACAATTACAAAGTTAGATGAAAAAGGCGCGGACGTTGTAAACCGATACAATGAGGATGACACGTATTACATCAATAAAGAAGAATTCAATTTGGACTTCTCAACATTAAAAGTTAACGAACCTATTGTAGTTACTTTCGACCACGATACAACGTTAGACGCTGTACGAGATAAAAGCATGATATCACAATACAAATTATTCGAAAATAAAGATTTAGATGCAAAATATATTTACGGTGTGAATATCGACAATAAAGAAAACACTGTCGTATTGGAAAGGGAAGACCACAAAGAAGGTGATATTGTAAACGTAACGTTTGAGGATGATATACATGACAATATCACTAAAGTTGTTAAAATTGGTACGTTTGATGTATATGAAGACTCGTTTAATTACAACGCGGAACATGATGAAAATAGAAATAATCCTAATTACGTCCAAACTGAAGACGGTTCGTTTGTACCTAAAAGTTTTCATGAAGGCGGTAACGAATAATGAATGAATACCGTTGTCAGATGTGCAGAAAGCTATTATTTAAAGGTTTATTAATTAAGGGATGCATTAGTATTAAGTGTAACAAATGCAAGCTTACAAACCAAATAGAAGTGAATGAGAAGGAGTGTTCAAAATGACAAAAGTAACAACTGGAATGATTTTAGATAATAATGAAATTGGTGTTAATTTCACGGTAAAATACGAACGTAAAGAAGACAGATGGAAAGCATATGAATTTGAATCTGATTATCTATATTTCGATAATTACGAACAAGGCGGCTCTTATTTCCGATTAGAAGTTAGAAATGAATATTCACTAGTTTTATTCGCCGAAAGAGACGATTATACAGTTATGGAAGATGTAACGGAACATTTTGACGTAATAGATTTATTGCAACGCGTTTTAAAACAGAATGATATATACGACGCACAAGGCGAATACGTAAATTGGTTATTAGAAGGAGAAAATTATTAATGAGTATGAGAGGTTCGTTAAAAGTATTAACGTTAATAATCGCTGGATTCTATTTACTACAAAAATACTCAATTTGGATAGTGGAGGGAATGACGAAATGAAATATAACCCTTATGAGTTTTCTGTTAAAAGCTTTCCGATGTATAGCAAGATGAAACGCAAATATAAAATAATCAGTTATTACAGTGAGTTATACACATGGTATAAGGTGATGGTTTATGTAGGAGGTATGAAAAATGACATTTAAAGAGCAACTTGAAAAATACAAAAGTGACTCGCTGCGTGCAATATTAAAGAAACCGGATTTAGCTGATTTATGGAAATATGGAAGACGGTTATACATTTCATTAGATGGTAGCATTACTTTTAAAGATGGTTCGGATTCAATAACAGTTAATAACGCCGTTAAATCATTCAAAGAATGGAGGAAGGGAAATGAAAACTAAACTAATAACATTATTGGAAGACGGAAAAGTATATGTAAATCGTGAGGAAATGGAATATATTACAGCATACTTAGTTAATAACAACATCGAATATTTTAACGTACCTATTAAAGAAGACCTATATATAATTGAATTAGATATTAAGGAGGAAAATGAAAATGAACAAATATGAAGTTTGTGTTGATTATACTAATGATAGTTGGGAAAATATACAGGTTGCAAGTTTTGAAATAGACGCTAATAATTGCAAAGAAGCTAGAAACAAAACTCACGATGTAGCAATTAAAGAATTAGAAGTTCATAAAAATGATATTTATGTTTGGGAAGTAAGTGAGGGTGATAAAATTGAATAGAGTTTCTAAAGAAGACCAATTGCTAAATGCAGTTGGTTTTTTTATTTTTACAAACCGGATCATAAAATTATCAATTTCATTTTTCACATCCCGATCCAAAAAATATTTTCATACTAAAGATGAAATTATGAAAAATATTTTCAAAATGAAAAATCGAACAATTGTTCTAATTACTATATTGTAATTCAATAATATAAACCGGATCATAACGCAAACAATATATACCGACCCAAATAATCATAATATCAAATATGAGTATTCCCTATAGCGTGATTCTAGCCTATTATCTTTTAATTAATGGGTTACTGTATATGTAACCGCCTATATGAGTCCTTGTATATGTACCTGTTATATAGGTTGTTGTATATGACCCCTTCTATATAGAGCCTTATATGTAGACGTATATAGAGCCTTATGTATAGTGGTGTATAGTGTGTAGTATATAGCGTGTGATGTAGTATGTTGTATGTAACGTATAACGCATAGTATTAGCTCATATACAGCGTTCGTATATAGAGTAATACAATAAGGTAGTTAGTATATAGCAAGCGTATATAAGCGCGTATATAGTGTTATATGTAGTGCTGTATATAAGTCTTATCATATGTGGTATATGTACCTATATATCCGTACCTACTATATGTACCATGTGTACCATATATAACATAGTTACTATATACCACGATAACCATAGTAACCACATGTATAATATAGCTGGTGCGTATGTAGTGAATAGTAGGTAGTGTATGTATATATGTACATGTGTATGTATGTGTATAGTGTACAGTAGTACAGTGTGAGTGTGTATGCGTATGAGTACGTAGTGTAGTAGTAGTGCATGTGTGTATGTATAGTAGTAGTGTATAGTAGTATGCAATGATGCAATGATGTAGTGTAGTATGAGTGCGTGAGTGGATGATGTAACAACATAACATAGTGCATTGATACATTGTAAGGTTATCAATTACCAGTTAATAAGTAACGTATAATGAGTAACATGTAGTATGAAGTGTCTAATAGTCCATATAAGAGTAGTTAGTGTGTGATAGTGTATTTGTATTAGTATGTAGAGTAAAGTGTAATACAGTGTAATATGAGAGGTCAATTAAGTGAATATGTAGTGATAATTGATATATGAGCGTGTATTATAGAGTATTGCATAGTGAGTATGTATGTATGCATGGGGAATTTTGAGGGATGCAGTAAGGATAGTGTGAGCGTGATGGATGGATAGAGAAGGTCGTCTTCACACGCTGCATTGTTAACAAATGATGTCGATTCATGGGAATTTTCACAAGCCTTTCTATGCATAAAAGTTGCACGCAGTGAGACGTATTTCACTCACCTAGTTACATCCTAAAGATAGCACAGCACGTAACTTATGTTATGTTGCATATGTAGAGCTATATGGGGAGGTGGTTTACATTCTGATATATATACGAACATATATTCGGCCGCATGACCCCGCTTTCTCTCACGGATTATTTATACACAACCCCTGCATATCTACGTATATTTTCATCTAATTATACAAAGGGGAGGGGGTGGTTTCGACTATATACTCGACAATTCACCGACTGTAATCGAGCGTTCTAAATAATAATATGTGCGCATTCAGAAACGTTGATATAGCAATGTTTTGATCGACTTTCACTCGACTATATAATCGGTTGAGTATACTTTGAGTTCAACACGAATATAATAAATAGTTTGTACAAATTATGTTGCTAATCATTTCCATTGCATATATAATCAAATTAACTTAACTGAAAGGAATGATTTAATATGAGTTTAAAATTCGGAGATAAAGTTTACCTATCTAATCCGCGAGATACAGAACAACATTACAAAGGATTGATCGGTGTGATTACAGAAGAACCTAACGAAGATGGAGATGTAATGGTTTTCTTTAAAGGTGATTATGAATCAGAAACGCGTGATGCAGCAGAATTAAAATTAATGAAGGTTGGTGAGTAATATGAATCAAACTGATCTGAAGAATCTAAACGCATTCATTGATGGTTATAATAAGTTAGTAGAAGAAACAGGAATTCATACGGTAGATGTATACGCGCAACGTCCAGTCGTGGAAGATGTTAAAGCTGTAAAGTTCGGATTTGATTTCTGTATGGATGAATCCGGCAAGTATATAATTCCACCTGTACACAAGGATCACCGTAAAGAAGAAGGTTATGAAGCAGCTGTTTGGGAAGAGTATTCATTCAATCGCGAAACAGGTGAACATGATATATTAGTAGGAACATTCACTTTAGGTGAAAAAGGTAAATACATTAAAATAGGATAGGGGGCGGTTAAATGTACATTATTGCTAAAGTTTTAGATGGAAAGATTATTGATATATATAATCAGAAGACGTACAAATTAAAGAAGAATGCTTTTACAGTTTTAAATGGATATCATTACGTTGGGGTTCTTCCTGATTATAGAGTTTATCATTTAACTGGATTGGAGGAAGTTGTACAATGAGAGTCAAATGGCAAGAAGTGATATACGATGTATTAGAAAGAGATAAAGGGGATGAAATGTTAAAGTTAGATTTCGGTAATGGCGAGTTCACATGGCTGCACATTACTGATATTGATGAAATAGAAATTGAATGTAATAAATGCGATGAAGAAAAGTTAGTTGAAAATGGCACATGGGCTTTAGATGCCGGAATGTGTGAAACTTGCTATTGTGCATATCAAGGAGGATGATTAATATGAGAGACTTATATAAAGAAATGTGTGTAGATCAAGGTTATGTTCCGGCCACTTGTACATTAGATGGTAAATTAGCTTGGTTGTTAGTTAATAAAGGCGAAAGTCCATGCAAAGGTTGTTATATGGATCGTGAAGTTTGCAAAGGTAAAACAAGGGAGGAAGCTTAATTATGAAATACGAAAAAGGTCAAATGTTTGAATTAAGTTGGTTTGATAAAGAAGGTCATGCAAGGTGGCAATATATGGTTGCTATAGAATTATATGATGACAGAACTGAATTTACTAAAGAATACGGCGGCCGTTTTATGGAGTTTGTTTCTAATGATGAATCAAAAGATAAAGAACCGGATTCGAAAGATAATCACAAAATTAAAGTTATTCCATTATATAAAGAAGGACAAGTTATATTCTCTAAACGTTCATTCTTCGGATTAGGCCGTTATACTTTTGAACCAACAACGAAAGGAAGGTAACATATGATACTATTAGCTTGTTATACTTTAATTCTAATGAGTATGTTGGTAGTGTTTGCCCTTTCCAAGAATGACCTCAAGAACTACGAGAAGGTGTTTTGCTTCATTGGATATTTCCCTGTAGCTATATTCGCCGGATTATATTTAGTCGGTGTATTATTTTAACCTAGCTTAATTGCTGGGTTTTTATTTTGCTTGTTTACAAATAGTTAAAGTTATGTTTATAATGAGTTAAATACAAAATAAGGGAGTGGATTAGTAATGAAAGAACAAATCGTTTTAATCGATAGAGAAGGACATGCACTTGATGTGTACAAGAATGGGGATAATCTAAACTTCTATGCTGTAGATAATAAAGATGATGAATCAGCTGAAATATCATTGGAGAAGAAACAAATTAAAGAGTTAATGTTGTTCTTGGATCGTAAATACGGTTATTTATTAGAAGGAGTAAAATAATAGGTATCAAATCAATCTAACCTGTATATGATGTAGAAAAGGAGTGATTGACATGAAACAACTTTATAATGAAGGCCAATACCAAGTTTATTCTAAGTTATTAGAAGAAATGGCTAATGCTGATAGCGTAGTGGAACAATTAAGAATACATGCATCAATAAATATTTATTTTTTTCAAAAAGATATCTCTGAAGCAGCTAAAAAACAAATGGATGATAGGATGGAAAAAGAATTCGCGGAAGGGGATTATTAATGTGAATATCAAAAAGGTTCTTTTAAGTATATTGGCCGTCGGAATGCTGGCTTCGTGTTCGGAAAGGGATAATTCGCAAAAAGATAAAGAAATTCCAAAAAATACCAATAAAGTTGAAGTAATTCAGGAAAATAACCAATTAGAAAATAAGGTTAAAGATATGCGAGACATCATTAAAATGTCATTAGATACCGCATATAAGTCTGACGAAAAGCTAAAAATATTAGAAGTAGATGTTGCTATTGATAAATCAGGTCGCAACGTATCTTTAATTTACAATGTTGATGCTTTTGTCGATTACTTCAAAGTTGATCGTAAAATAGGTACAGATTATTTTGCTAGTCAAGTTAACTTAGAACAGTGGGGCTGGATTAAGGATCGGTGCTTTGATTACTACGGAAAAGAAGCTAAAATCAACGCTGCAAGTGACATTACACTAATCATAGTTAACAAGAATGACGGTAAAGAATTAAAACGCCTGTAACCCTTCTACCAAGTTGGGTTATTTTTTTCGCATAAATTAGAAAATAAATGTGGACAAGTTAAAATAGTTAGTATATTATGGAATTAACGAAGGGGGTTTTAAAATGAATGTAACTCAAGAAGGTTATATTTTAATGACTAGTTGCCAAAGGTTTTTATGTGAGAAAAATGGATTTTATTCATTCGTTACCGATCCATTTGCAGCTAAATTTCTTACAACTGTAGATGAAGTTAATTCCGTCATTATGAAATCTTTAGAAATGTGGGGAGAATTACTTATAACAATTCCTACAGAAAGAACAATAACTTTATTGGGGTGATAACGATGGATCAAATGCAAACGGTGTTGTTTATAGAAAGTCTTAAAGCAAGGAAAGATACATTAGAAAATTGCATCAAAGAATTAGAGGAACAAGAAAAAGGACTTTCTGTATTTCAAGGTTTCCAAAAAGGTATTGCTTTTGGGGCTAAAGAAGCTTATAAAAACGAACTTGAAACGATTGAGATTTATCTAACTTTCTTTAAGTCTTGTGAAAAAGATAAGTTACAAAAAGAGCTACATTAACTTGACTGCAATAAAGTTAAAGTTTAATATTTATCTATATTCTAATTATGGAGGTTTTATCTATGAAACTTAAAGAAACACGCGTATTAACACAACCTAATTGCCCTAATTGTGACAGGGTTAAGGAGTTCTTGAAAAACCATGAAGTTAAATACGTAGCAATCGACATTACAAAAGATGCAGAAGCTAAGAAATTCCTTGATGATAGTGGCGTTACCGCAACTCCTGTAACTCAATTCATTGTAGAAGAAGAAGGGAAATTAAAAGCTGTAAATGTAATCGGTTTTGATTTAACTGGTTTATCTGATGTAATCGACGAAATGGAGGTAGAGTAAATGTTTGCTGATGCTAAAATATTTGACCCTATTGTATGGAAAGAAGTTAAAGGAGTTAAAGTTACAGGTATTGATCGTTTAGGTGATGAACACAAAGGTGAACTTTACTTATTGAAAGGTTTCGATGCTGACCAGTTGCATTTATACGGAATCACACCTATTAACGAAATTAAAATTGGTGAAATTAAAGAAATCAGTGGTGCTGAAGAAGGTCAACACAATACATTAGTTCTTGAATTAATTAAATAAAGGGGGATTTTAAATGTTCGGTAATAAAGCTTTAAAAGAAGAGGTTCTTCATTATAAACAAAAATCTGAACGTATCGAAAAAGAAAGTTGGGATTTGTATAGAGATAATGCGCAATTAGAAAGAGATAAAACTAATTTAGAAAAAGCACTTTACGCACACAAAGATACAATAACTGAATTAAAGAAAGAAAAGAAACGATTAGAAGAGGAAAATGATAGAATTGATACTGACAGATTAAATCTAACTAAAGATTATATGGAATTACAAAATAAAAAACCGACTAAAGATGAACTTATCGAACAACTGGCCGAACTTTTGCTGAACGAGAATAGAGGTACAGAAAAAGGTAATCTAATCAATCAAATGAACTTAGCTTTAAGAATCAATGATAATCCTGTAATTGAAGGGGATGTGCAGCCACAATGGAACAACCCACAACAATAGATAATCTTGAAAATGTAGTAGGTAAAGAAAAATTAAAGAAGATTGAAGTTGTGTTGAAAAAGTTCATTCCTAGTAACAAAACTGATCCTGAACATTTAAAGTGCTATATGAAGATTGACGAAGTGGATTTTGCTGCAACTGACAAAACGGTAGCTTGTCAAATTATGTTCCGTAATAAATACGATGCACGTCATACTGGTATTCATTATTACCAAATTCACGACAAAGTATTCAACAAAATCGAAAACCAAGCTGCAATAGATGAAATAGCTGCTGATTATCCTGATGTACCTTCTCTTTATCACAATTTAGATTTAACCGATTATTTATCGTTTGAAGTGGATCAGAAAGAAGTAGAAGACTTAATTAAAGTTAACGATGCTATGATTGATTTGTGTAAGATTAAGTCTTTAAACCCTGTATGCCAACTAATTACTTCTGACAATAATGTATTCTTTCATTTAGTAGGCGTTACGGATATGGATTTCACCTACAGATTGTACAAAGAAGAATTACCTGAAAATGAAATATGTTTTAGTTACAACCCTGAACTAATGGCTAATATTCTAAAATCAATTAAAGAACTGAAAAAGTTTACTGACAAAGCTACTTTCTATTATAAAGAAGGAAAACATCTTGTAGTAAGAGCTGTTGATATTGATTATGAGTACACGTTTATGTTAGCGCGTAAAATAGCGGTGAGTTAATCCTTGCCGCTTCACTATAAAATGAAGGGGTGTTTGTATGGAACTAAAACCGATTTACAGAATTGATGATTTGGTTGAAGTCAAAGGGTACTCTAAAGATAAGTCAGGTATCATTCGTGAAGTTAAAGTTCACTATGAAGACCAAAAGAAATTGGATAGAGACAAGGATAAAAACATCATTGATACAACAGAAATTACAACGCTTGAGATTAAATACCTAATCGAATTCGACCATGCTACTATTTGGTTTAATCAAGACAGATTGCAACTTGTCTACGATGAAAAGGAAATGGATAAGTTCTTAATAGATATTATGCTCACTAACCGAGAAAAATACCCACAAATTATTGATGAAACAATCGGAAGGATGGATTTGGATTATGGGAAAAGTGAAGATTGATTATAAAAACGGTGAATCAAGAACGTTCGACGCTGAAGATACAGGCGATATTGAAGGCTCATTATTATCAATGTGCGATAATATTTTATTCACTTTAACAGACGGAACAATGCAAGCGGTTTATGTCCCTAATACAATTGGAATAAACTTTGAACCTGAAGAACTAGAGGTATTCGGTGATGAAAATTAAAGAGTTGATAAAAGAAATTGACAGTAATCGTACTTACGCTGACAAAATAAGAGCGGCAAGAACAGTTAGAAAAGAAAATGAAGAAAATGAACTTGTAATTAAAGCGGTGGATCATTACTTAGATTCGATCAGAATACACGTTAATTCACTGTTATCTCGAATTAAAGAATCAGATAATGAAGCGTGGGAAGAATTCTCTGAACTACCTGATATTCGAAACTTCATGCATTATTACACTCATAACATTGGTGAGTTTTATCGATTCAGATATTCGATGGAAGTTATCTTGAACGAGGTTAGATTACAAATGTTTTATCACATCAAAAGAAATTACCGCCCTTATGACAAAGTTGATGAAATAAGCTTACTGATCCATAGTATGAGAAGTTGGATTAAGTTTAAAGTAGGTAAAGGTTTAAGTTCTGTTTATAAGCCTAAAAAGGAAGAAGAACAGTTTTTACCTAATATCGAACTTATCGATGAAACCATTGATGAAACTAAAGAAGAAATGTTAGAAATAGCTCAAGGATTATTGACTGAAGAATGTTACAAAGTGTTTTATCACAAAATAGTCGATGATTTCACGTTAACTAAGATTGGCGAAGTAATGGGGTTTTCAGTAGATACAGCAAAACGAAGATATGATAAGTCAATCGTTATTATGAAAGAGTATTACGAAACGATTTAACTTTACGAAGTTATGTATTTATGATAATCTTTAACTATAAAATATTTGGAGGTTTTACCATTGACAAACACAATTAATTTAAAAGAACTATTCGATATCCAAAAATCATTAGATGCTCATATCGCTTCAAAACGTGGTTTAGTTCTAACTGAACGTATCTCATTAATGAAACGCTTCTTCGCTGGTATCGTTGAGTTTACAGAATGCGCTAATGACCATCAAGAATCATTTAAGGATTGGAAGCCGAATAACCAACCTAAACCGACTACATTAGAAGAGTATGTTGATGGGTTACACTTCATCTTATCAAGTGGAAATAACTTAGCTGCTGCTGGATTAATTCCTGATCCATCTACAACTGATTACTTACCAATCGTACTTGAATTCGGTGATGCTGATACACCTGCTGGAAAAGACGAAGTTGTAATGTCTTACTTCACTAACGCTATCGGACTTGAACTTGAGTTATACGGCGGTTTACAACAAAGGATGCACGATTATCTATCTGAAGATTATCACGCTTTAGTTTGCACGTATTTAGGACTTGCTAACCAAATCGGATTCTCTCCTGAAGAAATTAAAGCTGCTTACTTAACTAAAAACGAAGAAAACTTTGCACGACAAAACGGTCAATCAACTAAAGAAGGATATGAAGCTTAATTAACATCTACCTCCTTTTCCAGTAATTCACTATTGATTAACTTCAACGATAAATGTTATAAATTAATTATAGCTAGTATCATTTGAGGTTAAAGTGAATATACTGTAAACAAGGAGGTAGATTTTTTATGACTAAATCTAAAATTAAATATGGTGATTGGGAAAATGACGATCTGTTACTTGTGGAGACTATCTTGCGGTATGTTAGGAATGGAGAAGCTATAAATGATGCTTGTAAGGAAGTTGAAGAGAAATTGGGTTACACTAGAACATTCACGACATTAAAACATAGATGGTTCACTGTATTAAAAAAGGATTATGAACATGCGTTTAATTTAGCATCAAGAGAAGGTAAAAAGAAAAAGAAGAAAAGATACAGACAATCTCAAAGTGTAAATCCTGATGAAGTCGGAATTAATGATGTGTTAAAAATAGTTAAGGCCTATAGTGAGAAAGTGGATAGAGAGGAAAACGAAAGGGTAAAGAATGAAGAACTCAAAAAGGAAAATGAAGCAATAAAAAATAGATTGAATAAGATTAAAAGTGAAATGGATATGATTTCTGATTTACTTGAATATGAGAAAGCAAAAAATAATGATTTAATTAAGACGATTCAAACTTTAAATTCAATCGGATTTAACTTGGATGAAAATAATAGAAAAAAGTTTAAAGTGGATAAACAGGGTGTTGTTGAAGTACCTGCTCGTTAAGAGTTGGGTACTTTTTTGTGTACATAATTATTTTGACTTTTTAGTATTTAAAATGGTATATTTTACACAAGAACTAATGTTTGGAGTTGATTGATTATGGAATGGTTATTTTTTACTTTTATCTATTTAATTATTGGTTATATAGTTGCTTATAAAAATGGTTTTAAAGGTGGATATTTAATATTTTGGGTTATAGCTTGGTTTCCTATGTTATTTGTCGCTTTATGTATTATCGGATTGATGATTTACGAAGAAAGAAAAGGATCACGAAAATGGAAACGATGATTTGTGTATTCATTTTTATTTACGGTTTAAGTTTAGCTATTCACTTAGAAGATTATTATTATGGAGGTGTTAACGATGCAAAGAGCAAAGTTACAGAAGGAAGAGAAATTTAAACAATCTTTAAAATCATATGGAGAGAACGATAATCGCCCCTTCATCCGAATTAGAGAATTTAAATTAGAAGATGAAAAAGATTACGCTGCAAAAGAAGAACGTGTTCAAAAAGAGAAAGAACGTATCGCTAAAATAACTGGTGATGATACTAAGAATATTCATTTACAAGATAATTGGGGTAACTCTGAAGTATATGATTTCGCAAATCGCCCTCTCCGATAGGACAGGCTGAAGTTGAAGTTGATATTTTGTCGAAAAGTATTTTAAAGCAATAAAGCCTATTGTATCGGTAAGGGATGACACTTGGAAATAATTACTAAGGACAAATTACTTGACAAGTTTAAAATAGTCCTGTACTATTAAGAGTATAGACTATCGCGGTTAAGTTATATCGTAAATAATATATAATTCTATTTATTACTTTACAAGTTAAGTTATTAAAGAGTTAATATAACTTTAACAAAAGTGTTGACAAGTTATTTAATAACTGTTAAGATTAACTTATAAACATTAAACGTTTATGCCATGTGTTTTCTCTCTTTTCATATCTTGGATCAGACTTTTCTACATCGGTTATACGAGTGGCTGGTGTAGAAATAATGGCGTTTGTAGCATTGTAGGAAATGCACCCTAAGAATCCCTTAGGTAGATGGTGTTCGACTCACCCTTACGTCACCAAAATAAACACATTAAGTTGTCTTTTTTGACTGTTAGGAAAGACTAACATTAAACTATAAAATCTTAGTCATGTTGAGATAGTTTAGGCGAAACCCTAAATAAATCATATCCGTCCTACTGCGATATTAAAAAAGAAGGCAAACATGACGTGGCGACACTGTTCGCGGACACGATAAGAAATAAACAGATGTCAGTAAAGACTCGAAAATCCAAGAGAAGGAAAACTCACGTACAGAAAACCCGAAAACGACAATTCGTAAAAATGGTTCTTGTTCACAAAGAAAAGTAGCTTTAAAACCTGTTAAGGCAAGAAACATTAATTCTTCCGAATTTAACTTCCGGTATACGTCCTGCATGTTCTGACAGGAGGTTGCGAAAACTTTATATCAACTACAGTAAATAAGATTTGGACATGGTTTTAATTACTGGTTGATCCTACGGTTAAAGTAAAAGGTTAAAGAACCGTCTAGTCCCTAGTATAAAGTTCAGGTTTAAATGCGAACGTACTTTATACGTGAAAACTTTCCAAAACGTTATTCGCATACGGTTAGTGGTTATCGCATTAAGTTGAAAGGTTATGAGTGCGATAAAAAATAATTGTTTGTTTTCGTTGAGCCAACTTAACTGTTGGCAATATGGGTTGTAGTTTAAATGGGAAGAACAAATTCTCTCAGTGAATATACGTGTTAGGTTCGAATCCTGACCAACCCACCTCATGTAGGATTATGGTATTGCTTTTACGTCATGGTTTTGCAAGGTGGTTCGACTCCACTATCCTACTACTATCATGGTGAGAAATCACCACCTAACCCCCTTAGGTTCGTGAGTTAAATTGTTTTCATTTTAAATTTCTCCTTTCTAACTAAGTAAAAAGTAAGCATTGGTCTTAATTGGCTGGTGCTTATTTTTTTGTAATTTTTGGTATTAATGGTTTTTTGAAAGGAAGTGTTAATATGGCTGAAGTTACAAATAAACTAAAAGCTAATTTAGAAAAGACTCCAAACGGACAGGAATTACTGGCTGTAGAAGATGTTGACGGTGTTAAGGCTGTACCTATGGTGTTGGTTACTATCGATGTAAACGGTAAGTATACTTATGCTGGATCATTAGGTGGAGGTGGCGGTTTAACTGCTGAAGAAGTTAATACGATGTTAGCTGGTTATTCTAAAACTGACCACAATCACGATTCTGTATACGCTAAAACATCTGCTTTAAGTGGTTATGCTACAACTGCTAATTTGAACGCTAAGTTAACAGCAAACAAAATGACTAATATTCCTAATAGTGCCGCTACTGATGTAACTGGTGCTGTAGCTGATATTAATAAAATATTAGCTGGATTAAAAACTGCTGGAATTATGCTTTAAAAGGAATCGCTCCGGCGGTTCTTTTTTTATTTGTTCAAATGAGTAATATTGGTTTATAGAAAAGTAAGGATGGTGAGGAAAATGTCAGAAGTAAAACAGTATTTAACTAAAGAAGGTGAAGTATTTGAAACTTTAGTTGAATTAGGTGGAGCAAATCCGAAGGACTATGATTTAACATTATTACAAGCTGCTGAAGCGCGCGTTATCAAAGGTACAAATAAAACGTTACAAACAGCATTGAATAGTTTATCCGGTTTTAAGAATTTCAAGAATGACGGAGTTAAAGTTAAGGATGCTAAAGATGCTGAATTCGATGAATACGGATTAAGTGACTCTTTTTATACTCAACAACAAATGAATTATATAAGAAGTTCAATCGATAAATACCGCAATGGTTACGATATCGCTACACCTTATCAAGAGACTGGTGTTATCCAGCTTGCTAAATTCGAATGGACAATCACTGAATTAGGAACTAAGATTGCTCAAAACCCTAAGAAGGATGATATAGCAAGTTTAAAGATGATACAAGAATTACACGCTAAACTTTCTAATGATTTAAAGTTAACAACAAGACAATCTGTAGGCGATGCTAATTCTGAAGATATGTTCACTAACGCGTGTATCGATTATGAAAAACGTTTTAGAGGTGAGTATTTCGCATTTGAAGAAGTTGAAGACAGGGATGCGATGCAAGAAGTAATGATTAAGTATGCTGATCGTATAGTTGATTTTATGAAAGAGTCGTCAACTTATTTCCACTTCAGAAAGAAAATCGCTGATGAATTAGATGTTAAGCCGAAAGAACTTAAACAAATCGGACTATTTACTATAGAAGAGTTTTATGATTTCCTTCAAATAAATGCCGATAGAAAAATGATTCAAGATAAGAATGATTTAACGTTCGATGATAACTTTAAAGATAAGGGTGATTCGGATGGAAATTAAACCAGTAGTTGGTCATGTTTCTTCTATAGATAAGAATAGACGGCAATATATACGTGAAGTTAGAAAAGGTGTAAGGCGTTCTCAAATTGACCTTATCGAATTCATTCATTATTACCGTTCACATCCGGTAGAAGCTTGTTATGATTTATTAGGCATTTCATTAATGCCGTATCAGAAAGAACTTCTTCGTAATTCGTGGGGAAAAGCATTCCCTCTTTGGGTTATGAGTCGTGGATCAGGTAAATCATATCTTGCTGCAATTGATATGGGACTGAATGCTATATTGTTCCCTAACATGCGTATCGGTATTATTGCTCCTTCTTATCGTCAGTCTAAATTCTTATTCCTTAAATTTAAAGAGGAAGTATACAACAAGTCAAAACTGTTAAGAAAATTCGTTACTGGTAATATGAAAGAAGGTAATGAAGAGTGTAAAGTTCAATTCTCAAATGGTTCATTTATTCAGGCCTTACCTTTCGGTGATGGTTCTACGATTCGTGGTCAGCGTTATAATACTATTTATATAGATGAATATGCTGCAATTGACGAACAGATCGTACGACTTGTAGTTGAGCCGATGTTAACTGTTAAACGTGGATTCGACCCTGATAATCCTGATGATTCAGAAGGAAACCGTGTTGTAATATTTTCTTCTGCTTATTACACTTGGAATCATTTTTATGAAGCGACTCAACGTTACTTGAGCCGTATTAAAGGTGGGGATGATGATTATTACGTAGCTATAGTCGATTATCACATGCCTTTAAAATATGGATTATACGATGAAAGAGCAATCACAAAAGCGAAGAAAGATAATACTGAAGGTGACTTTTTAATGGAGTATGGTTCTGTATTCCAAAGTGAAAGTCAAGGCTCTTGGATTCCTACAATGGTATTTGACAGAAGGGTTGTATGGGATCAGGATTTAGAACCGCAATTAGTTGGTAGTAGAAATAAGGAATACGGTTTATATTGTGACTTCTCTATCTCACAAAAAGATTCAGCCGATAATACAACGTTCCTTATTTGTGAACTTGAACCAACTGGAAAGAATAAACCGATTTTAGTTCGCGGTGAAAAAGGATTAACTTTAGATGCTATCCACGCGCGTATGAGAAAGTATGATGCTGATTTCAACTTACGTCATATTTGGATGGATGGTGAGAAATTAGGATTAGCTCTTAAAGGTTATTTAGAAAAGCCATATACAAACCCTGAAACTGGTGAAGAACAAATGCCGCTACTTGATATAGAAGGAAATAATCCTGATGTAATTGGTAAGAAGTTCGTTAAGTATTTCCGACATAGCGCTGAAAACAATCACAACATGGGACTTGCTGCAAAACGTATGGTTGAACAAAGACGTATAGTTATGCCTGTATTACAAGATCGTCACGAAAACCCTGACATCGAATTAGCATTCCTTGAGTTATTAGCAATGAAGAAAGAGGTTACGCAAATCAAAGCTGTACCGAGTGGAATGTACTATAAGTTTGAACAGGAGAAAAAGTCAACTCTTAAACGTGATAGATGGACGGTATTTGCTTATAGCTGCATGGCATTAGAGGATCGTTTACACGGTGAAGAAGACGACGATTACTATTTCGCGGTTGTCTAGCCCTAGTCAGAAGAAAAAACTTATTCTTTGGTCAGGGCTATTGCGAAATTAAAATATACACTTTGTAATACTGTTTTATAGAAATTGAGGAAGGAGGTTGAACATGGAAGAAGAAGTTGCTACTGGCGGTTATAAACCGAAGACTGAAGCTGAATACGCGTTCGGTTCTGCTGATAATGCCGAAGAAAGAACACGTTATAGCTCTAAGGTTATGCACAACGCCGGATTAGAAACAAATAAACTATTGGCTGATTACCAAAACAATTTCCCTGATATTGTAAGCCTTGCTCATTTCTACACCGACAAGATAGGTCTTATCAAGTCCAGTATTCGTGTTTATGTTACCTTTACATATGGTGACATTTTATTTGATGGTGGTACTAAGAAAAACTTAAAGTTTTGTCAAACCATGAAAAAGAAACTTAAATTAAACAAGATATTGAGACAAAGTTTACAAGACCTATATAAAGCCGGAAACTTCTTTTGGTATCGCGAAAAAGACACTAAAGGAAATACAGCTTGGATTCATCAATTAGCTCCTGCTGATGTTAAAGTTAAAGGTCATCATAAGGATCGACCTGTTGCTGAAATAAATTTCCAAACGACTGATGAAGATACTATTCCATTCGGATTATCGAAAGGAAACTATGGTGGTTACAAATTACCTTTAGAACAATCCTACCATTGCGCGATTGATCGAGAAGGATATAGTCGTTATGGAAAATCAATTGTTACAGCTGCTTTCGAGCCTATCCAACACATTGAAGAGTTAATGGATATGGAGAAAGAAACAATCGATCAAGTTATTGACTTTATGATTATCTTTACTATTGGTGATAAAGATAGACCAGCTGGCGAAACAGCAATCAAAAAGTTGACTGAAAAAGTACAGAACTTGAAAAACAGTTCTCGTTTAGTTGGTAATCACACTTTAAAAGCTGATGCAATTAAACCTGATACAGCATTATTCAATCCTGATAAATATGAAGTGCCGATGAAAATGTTATTACAATCATTAGGTATCACTCCATCTATATTTACAGGTGAAGGAAGTTATGCTACTGCAACTGCTGGTATGATGTCAGCAAAACAAACGATGGAAAATGCGCGCGAAGAAGTTATTGATGCGCTAGATCAACTCTTTTATGATATGGCTGTAGAAGCTGGATTAAATCCTGAAAACAATCCAACTATTAAGTTAGGAAAGTTAAATCTTACTGATGAAAAAGTTCAACATACTATCTTACGAGATTTATTCCTTGACGGTATTCTTTCGGCTGATACTTATGCTGAACAACATGGATATGATCTTGAAACTGAACAGAACGAAATCAAAGAAGAGAAGAAATACAAAATTGAACCACGCCCTATGTCAAGTACAATGTCATTTGGCGGCGAAGGTGGTCGTCCTTCTGATTCACCTCAAGGGGCAAACCCTGATAACCCTGATAAGAAACCATCAAGGGATCAATAGGAGGTGAAAAAATGTTCAAAATAGAACACGCTAACGTAACTAAATTCGAACTTGCTGAAGCGAAAGACCATTATGATTTCACTTATATTTTAGCTTCTTCAGTACCTAACTTAAACGGCTGGCATGTTGAAGCTGCTGATTTAGAATTAGCAAAAGAGACTATTCTACACCAACCGTTAATTATTGTTCCTGATTGGGATAACTTGCCTACTGGTCATTCATTAGCTAAGTTCCCTGAATTAGATTGGGATGCAAAAACAATCGGTACTCATATAGCTGCTGAAACATTTGAAGAAGATGGAATCACTCATTTAAAAACTACAGCTAGGGCTTGGAAAATTAGGAGTCCTAAAGAGATTGAACAAATGAAAGCTTTGCATGAAGCTGGCGCTTTACGTTTCTCAATGGAAGCTCGTTATGAAGAAGCTGGTATTGAAGGGACTACACGAAAAGCAAAAGATGTTCATTTTATTGGTTCTGCTGTAGTTGACGATCCGGCAAATCCTTTTAGCTACTCGCTAGAGGTTGCGAATAGAAAAAAACAAAAACAAGAACAAGGAGGTTTCAAGTCGATGGAATTTAAAACATTAGAAGAAGCTGTCGCTCATATCGGTGGTATGAAAGTTACATTAAAAAACACTGAAAAAGAATTAGAAACAGCTAATAAGACTGTTGAAACATTAACAAGTGAAAAAGCTACTTTAACTGAAACTTTAGAAACAGCTAACACAAACGTTACTAACTTAACTGAAGAAGTTAAAGGACTTAAAGAAGAAAAAGAAACTGCTGCAAAAGCTAAATTAGCTGGTGAGCGTTTCACTGAAATGTCAGAATACGTTGAGTTTACTGAAGCTGAAAAAACTGAAACTGCTTCTAAGTATGGTGAAATGTCAGAAGACGTTTACAAAATGGTTTTAGAAACTGCTAAACGCGGCGGTAAGAAAGACGGAAAAACTGAGGTTGCTGGTGCATCTTCTGATACTAAAGTTAATTTAGATTCAGATAATCCGCTTGCATTCTTAGACTAATATATTAGGAGGTCATTTATAATGGCATTAACACATTTTACAAATCCTACAGCGTTCTACTACCGTAAGGATTTAACAGTAACTAAACATGGTGAATACAAAGCTAAAGTTGATATGGATTTCGGAACTGCTGGTAAAGTTGATCCAAAGACTGGTCTTATCGAACCTGCTGCTACTTCCGATGACTTTGAAGGTATTGTTGACAAAATAATTCTTGATTGGCAGGGTACTGACCGTGGCCGTTTAAAAGTTAAAGCTGGCGAACGTTGCCGTATCGGTATTGGTAATGACTACGAATTCGTTACTAAAGGACTTGCTTCTGTAGATGCTGCACTAGTTGTAGGCGATGCTGTAGAAGTTAAAGCTGGTAAGTTTATCAAACTAGCAACTGGAAAACAAGTTGGTAAAGTAACACAAAAATTTGCTAATGGCGAAATCGCTATTGCTATCCGCAAGTAAGGAGGAAAAAATTAATGTCTAAATATACTGTTGCACAACGAGAAAAATTCTTTGAACAAGTTAAGAAATACGCTCAAGCTTCTAAATTAGATGAAGCTGGTAAGAAACTTCAAGAAGGTATTAAAAAAATGGCTTCAACAACAGCTGGTCGTGAAGAACTTGCTGCTTTAGTAACCGAAAACTTAGAAGCTGAAATGACTTCTTATGATTTACGTTCGTTACTTTTTGAAACGAAACAACGTGAATTACTAGAAAAAGTCGAGTACAAGCGTAAAGGTAAATTCCGCGCATTCCGTATTACTCGCGGTGGTTACGTTCCTAAAGTTCAAACGTTCCAAGATGTAGTTATGGCTCAACCTGAAGAGTTCGCTGTACGTGCTTCTTGTCACCTTGACCAAATTCGTACAGGTCGTATCTCTTCTGTTGATGAATTACGTACTGGTATGTCTGAAGCTTTAATCACTGAATACAACCGTTATTTCTTTGAATCGTTAAACGCTGCTGTAAACTCTACAGACAATCCGAAAAACGTATTCACTGTATCTAAAGAAGTTAACAAAGATGTATTAGATGCTGCTATCGCTTCTGCTGCTAAACATGGTCATGTATCAATCGTTGGTACTTACCAATCGCTATTACCAGTAACTAACTTTGCTGGTTACACTGATACACAAAAAGATGAAATCATGCGTACAGGTAAAATCGGTGTTTACCGTGGAGCTAGTTTAGTTGAGTTAACTGAATACGATGATGCTGATGGTTTACCAGTAGTTAAAGACGATTGCATTTTCTTAGTAGTTCGTAAAGCTGGTTTCATTGATGACTTCGGTGAAATGGCTAATGAAGAAATCACTGATAAAGAGCATTCAGAGTTCTCAATCTTAGTTCGTAAAGAATGGGGCTTCACAATCCTTTACCCTGAATACATCTTCATGATTAAGATCACTGCATAATGAGAGGGGTTATCCCCTCTTAACTTTAATAAACAAGGAGAGGTTATGGTTATGGCTGTTACTAAAAAATATGTATTAGAGGTTATTTTCAAGGGTAATTTATATTTGAACTTCCAAGGTGTATACCTTAACAAATGGGCTATTTCAGGTGGAAAAATCACTTTGACAGAAGATGAATATGATTACGCAAAGATGAACTTCCCTGAAACATTAGCTAAATATCTTGAACCGATTGGTTTCAAGTATGATAAAGATATGGAGATTCCTGAATTTGAACCATCGCTTTATTTCGACTTACGCGCTGATAAACGTGAAGAAATCTTAAACAAACTTAAATTAGAACAACTTGAAGAACTTCACACTTTTGCAGAATTAAGTGATATTAATGAGGTAACGAAAGATGTTATCAAAACTAAAATTCTATTAACTAAGGCTGGCAAGTAACATGGATCGGCTAATTGAAATCCTAAGACGTAGGTTAATGGATTTACCGATTATGGAAATGCTCCCTGATAGTAAAACTGCATTTGCTGATGAATATTTAAGTGGTGTTCTAAATGACGCATTAGATCAACAAGGTTATGAAGTTCCTTTACCTTCCAAAAAACACGAACAATTGATCGCGCTTGACGCGGCTGTAATTGTAATTACCGGTTTAAAATCTTGGAGTGACGGTGAAAGTTATTCATACAAATCTGATGCTGTTCAAGTAACGCGTGGACTTATGCCACGACATTTTAAAGATACGATTTCACTATTGAAAAATCAACGCGACGAAATAGTCGAAAGGATGGTAATGGAACTATGAACGAATCGAAAGCTGTAAACGCAAATGAGTTATGGAAATTGCACATTGGTTTACTTCAATATGTTGACTGTATTGAAAATAAAGCTATGAGACAATTGATTAAAACTAGAGTTCTTGATGTTGCTCATGTAGCGAAAGAATCTCTTGAAGAATTAGAAGGAGGTCAATAATAATGGCTGAAGTAGTATTTACTGGTAGAGAAGAAGTATATAATGGTTTTAACCGTGAATTATTTTTCACAACTGATTCGCCTAAAGCATTACCTGAAACGACTCCTGTTGCAAAATGGATTCAATTAGGTTATGATGATTCATTCAGTTTTGACGAAAATGAGAACGAAACGCAAAAGTATAACAAGCGTGACAAATCTCATAAGAAAAAAGGACGTAAAGAATATACGTTTGATATCTCTCAAATGTATGCGGGTGTTCAATATTCTATCTTCATGTTAAAAGGTAAGAATGGTACACTTAAACAAGTAACTAAGAATGACGAAGGAAAAGTTGTAGAGGTTAACTACTTCCACAATACTGATATTAACTCTCCTAAGTTTGCTGGTGGCGGTGACGATAAGGACGATACGATCAGTGCTTCAGGTTCTTACGAAAACCGTTTCTTATATGACAAGGAAGGAACTGGCGCTAAGTTAATGTTCGCAACTGACGGAAGCCATGTGGTTACACCCTAGTAATCCCCTAGCGCCAATCGGTTTGAAAGTTGATAGCAAGACAGCGGTACAAGCTGTTATCAGCTGGACGGCCGTTACGGATAGCAGGGGTATTAAAGCGTATGACGTATACAAAGATGGAGTTAAAGTTGCTAGTCCAACAACACCATCGTATACGGCTACTGGCTTGACTACAGCTACGACTTACAAATTCAAAATTAAAGCTGTTGCTAATGACAATATGGTTTCTGATTTCAGTCAGGAATTGTCTGTAACAACTAGTTAAAAAGGTGGCAAGGGGATGATTCCTCTTGTCATTTTTTATTAGGAGGGAATAAAATGCTAAGTTATATGCACGAAGAGATATACGTCCATGTTGATAATTTAATTACTGAAGAGTATAAAAAGACAGGTGACAATGTATCTTTTGATGATGATTGGTATTTTGTAAGGAAGGGATTATTAAAAATAACTTTAGGTGGATCAGTAACTACTTTGACGGTTAAAGTTAATGAAGGAACTGCTGTATTTAATTTAGCTGGTAAAGCTGCTGATGTATTAGAGTTAAATTTTGAGAAGATGATATTCAAATTGAATGGTAAATTAATATTCTTGAATTCATATATAGCCCCTGCCAATACGGATAAGGTTAAATTGAGCTGCTCGTTTGGTCAGGGAAGCCACCAATTCAGTTACTTTGGATTGAAAGAAGTACGCAACGAAAACGATATTAACTTCTGTACATCATTGGATTATAACTATTCAACTGAAAAACAAAGAAGAACTTTAATAAATAATGAAACAATTGATGTTGGAATTGCGAAACCGGAATATTCATGGAGTATTAATGGTTTATGGAACAACGAAGAAGTAAGTAAATTTGGCGAACTGTTCAATTTAAGATTTATTGATGAAGAAGCAAAGCCTATGGTAAGGCTAATCGGATGTACTTCTGACAGCTTCAAGAACGGTTCATCGGATAGTGGAGATTTAACTTATTCGTTGAGTGGTAAATTCAAAAAAATTATGTAAAGGTATGGTGTTGAAAATGGCTGTATTAAAATTTGCTGACAAAGTTAAAAAATTAAAGAGAACTGATAGTGTTGATTTCAAGGATAACGTTGGTGAGGTTACTTCATTCGTTGTCACTTCTGTAAAACAAACTGATTTAGATGAAATCAATAATAAATATAATGCTATGATGCCGGCTGTTCCAATTAAAAAATTACCATCTAAAACTGGAATTAAAACGGTTGAGGATCATGAAAATCCTGCTTACAAAGCTGAAACAATCAAAATTGACAAAGAACGTATGTATGAAATGGCTGCTCTTTTCTTACGTGAAGGAGAAGGTCTTGAAGGTACTATTGAAGAACAAATCGAACTAGTTAAGTCTGTTGAACTTGCTGGATTCGTTGGTAAAGTAGTTAATAAAGGTCTTGAAGTTTCAGGTCTTTTAAATGATGAGACTGATGAAGAAATTGAAGAGGGAAAGTAATTCTCTCTCCTAAATTAAAGGTTGAGGAAGGTGTAACGGACTTTTACATAATGTTAGATTTATGTGAAAGATACAGTGTAAACCCTCAACACTGGAACGATATAGACCACGACAAACGAGTTCTTATGAGAGCTAAATGGGAACTTGACCGTGATTATCGTGATAGACAAGCTAAACAACAATCTCAAGGAGGGTAGGTGCTAAATGTGCCTACTCTCTTTTTGTATAGGAGGTGAAAATATGAGAAACAATCCAATGGTAAAAGCGATATACGAAACGATGCGCCGTGACGTTAAAATGACTATCGACAAAGTAGGTGAAGAAGCTGTATTCGAATGGACTGAAATGGTCGGTGGTGTTTGGAATGAAACGTATGAAATATGGGAAGGCGGCGTAATGGAGAAGAAGTTTTATAAGGAAATGGGTATCGGAAAAATCTACTGGTACAAAGAAGATTTGATTGAAGTCGAGTACGGTAAGTTGAATGTTGGCGACTGCATCATTCGTTTTGTGTACGATTCTCCTGTATTTGATACATTACGTGGTAAACATAATGTTGTGTTTACTTACAAGAATCAACGATTTGCGTTCAACTCTCCATTCGATATAGGTGATTCGGTTCAAGGGAAAATGACTTGTAAAGTTGTACGTGGTACTAAGTCAACTGAATAGAGGTGTACTAATGATTAAAATGAATATTGATACAAGTGATATGAAAAGACTAGCTGCTCAACTAAGAGAATTTACAAGCGCTGCTGAACGTGAAGCTCAAGATGTTATGGTTGAACTTTCAGATAAGACTAATAGATCATTTGATAATAAGATGCTTAGTTTAGTATACGATAAGTATTCTCCTTACAAATATAAACGTACTGACCATTTAAGAGGTAAGGATGGTTCAAGGGTTGAGGAAATGAAGATTGATGGTTCAGTAAGTTCATATTCGTTTCAAATCGATGAAAATAGTCGCGACCGAAAAGGTGAAACTTGGTACAACAAAGCTGAACGTGTTGAGTCAGGTGATTTACGCGGTTCTGCTCCTGAACGTCCTTTCATTGAAGAAACTCAAAATGATTTGAAAAAAGGATTAAAAGAAGCAGAAATAAAATATATGGCTAAAATTAGAATGCTATTGAATAGGAGGTGATTAGATGGTATTGATGTACGATCAAGAAAAGTACGTTGAAACAACTAAAGGTATAGTTAAAGAATTTGTTCAGAAACAAATACCTGAAGCGAAAATTATATTGGGTGAATTACCGAACGCCGATGACAACTTAGTTATCGACAAACCTAATATATATATTGAGTACGAACGTGACTTAGCTATTGATGATAGGTATGGGTATAGGACTGGTAGAGGTGGCCATAAGAAACGTTATCGTCTTACTTATTCGTTTCAGATTATAACACAAGGTGATACTTATGGAGTTATGGACAGGGACAGAATCGTTCAAAAAATAGTTGCAGCGGTGAATAAAGAACAGACTTCTCAAGAATTCGCGCAAAGAGGACTTTACAAATTAGGTGGTAAGTTCGTAAGTAGTTATCGTGTGCGTGAAAATTTATTCTTAGCGAGAGTTGAAATTAACTTCATTATTCACTTTGAATCTTAATATAAGGAAGGTGTAGTAAATGAACGAGAACAATCGTATAGGTATTCGGTTTGAGGTAAATACAAAAGAGTTAGCGGAAATGAACAAAGCGATTGCTACAATTGATAAGTTCAATCAAGCTTCAGCAAAAATGGCACAATCAATGAGTCAAACTGCTACTGCAAGTACAAAAAGTGAACAGGCAATCAAGAACACGACTCAAAGAATCCAAGAAATAGAAAGAGCAACTAGTTCTTTGCCTAACCAAATGAAAGCTAGTTCTCAAAGCATAGATAGAATGGGTCAAGCTGTAACTAAATTACAAAACGATTTAAAAGGTTATGGTCGTGATGTAAAAGTTGCTGTAGATTCTAACGGCAAAATGAACGCTAGTTTCAAAGATTCACAAGGTAATATAGTTAAGATGAAAGCTGAATTAGATCAGACTGCAAACCGTTTTGTTAACTTTTCAAATTCAATACAAACAACTAACGGTCATTTAAAACAGCTGGCTCAAGCTGAAAAAGCTGCTGCTCAAGAACAAAAGAAAATGGCTCAAGAAGCTGCTAAAGCTGCATCTGAAATGAAGAAGAATGAACAACATGCTGAATCTTTAACTCGCGCATATAATAAGTTACATCAAGGATTAGACATATCAGAAGTTTTACGTAGAAACGGTGGAACTTTTAATGTTTACAATAATGCTGTTAAAGGTAATAGTGAAATTGTACGTGCAAATATTGATCGTCACGGTAAATTCACACAAACATTGCGTGACCAACAAGGTGCTTTAACAACTATAAATGGTTACTATAACCAATCACACGGACGTTTGGTTCAGTATTCTGAAGCTGTATCTTCAGGTAATAAAAAAGTTGCACAATCAATGAATGAAACGACTGCTGCCGCAAAAACAGGAGCTAGTGCAATGGGAGAGTGGGCTAACCAAACAAGAATTGCATTTGAACGTATGATCCAGTGGACTGCCGTTACGACAGTATTCTTCCAAATAATTAACGGATTAAAAGCTGTCGGTGCAACTATAGTCGAAGTTGACCATCAAATGACTAATCTTAGAAGGGTTATGAATGAAGATCAATTTATGGCTGGAACTTCTGCTGTTCAAGGTTTTGAACGTATGTTAAAAACTGCAACTAGTACAGCTCAAGAATTAGGGGTTACAGTTGTAGGCGTTCTTGAATCGATGAACGAATTCGCGAGACAGGGTTTTGATGAAAATACAATTAACTATTTATCTCGTATGGCAACTGTATTTTCTGCTGTAGCCGATATCGATATGTCAACTTCTGCTTCATACTTAACTTCTGCTATGAAAATATTCAACTTGGAAGCTGAAGAATCTATCAGAATAGTCGATGAATTGAATCAGGTCGATAACGATTATGCCGTGAGTTCTGATGACTTAGCGCAATCATTAGCTCGTGCTGGTGGTACTGCAAATGCGTTCGGTGTATCTATGGAGCAAGTTTTAGGTCACACTGTAGCAATTGGTGAAGCGACTCGTGAATCAGGGGCTATCGTTGGTAACTCATTAAAAACAATTTACTCTCGTGTTACAACTGTTGATTCTGCTATTAGTGCATTGAAAGAAGTTGGCGTAGATGTATTTGATCCGATAACAAAAGATTCGAAAGACGTTAACGTTATCTTAGGTGATTTAGCTGGTAAATGGGATGGTCTTTCTAAAACTCAACGTGAAAACATTGGTGTAACTTTAGCTGGACGACATCAATTATCTCGTTTCATGGTATTAATGGATCGTTGGGGACAAGGGGTTGCCGCTACTGATACGGCTTATAAAGCTGCTGGTTCAGGTATGCGTGAGTATGATAAATACATGCAATCAATTGGAGCAAATATGAATTTAGCTATTGCTGCATTCCAAAAATTAGCTATCGCGCTAGGTGAAGCTGGTATTGGTGCTGCTATGATTGTCGCTCTTAAAGGTGTGACAATGTTCACTGAAGGAATAACTGCAACTGTAGAAAAGTTAGGTGCTTTATCATTTGCTGTTCCTGCTGTAGTAGCTGCATTAGGTTACTTAGCTGTTGCGTATGTAACTACTTCTAGGGCTGCTACTGCTGCTGGAACTTCATTAGCTATTCCTATGAACAAGGCTGGTATGGCAGTTAACAACTTAATGAATTCAATGGGTGCATCTTCAATTGCTGCTGCTAATATGGGAGGGGCTGTTTCAAAGTTAACAACTGGCATGAGAGCGTTGGCAATGGCCACAATAATGAATCCGTTCGTTTGGGTAGCTGCTGCTGTAATAGGAATTACTGCTTTAGTCGGTGGTATGTCTCAAGCGAAACAAGAAGTAGAATCTATGGCTGAATCAGCTCGTAATGCCGAATATGAATTCGACCAATTGAACAAACGTATCAAAGAGGGTAATCCCCAAGATATGCGATACGATTTGAATAAATTGGATCAAATGAGAGATAAACTTAAAGAAGTAGCTGATGGTGCTAAGTTTTCCGAAGCTGCATTTAATAACCAAAAGGCCTCAATGGAAGGTAGTGCTAATGCTAGTTTGAATTTAGGTTTCCAATTAGCTAATCTTAAAGATAAAATAATGGCTAACAATAACGGTACTGCAACTTGGTTTGAACGTTTGCCTGAAGATTTAAAGAAAACAGCTGCCGAATTAGGTGTGACGTATGAAAAGGGTATGACATTCAATGAATTCATTTCTGCATTAGATGAAAAATCTTCTCGTGCTACTGATTCTTATAATGAATTAAATAAGAAAATTAAAGAAACTGGTAAACCTGAAGGTATTCTTGAAGCTGCTAAAGCTATGAATGACTTATCAGAGAATACTGACGAAGCGTTTAACTCATTTTCTAAAATCGCTGGTTTCAAAGATGAAATGATTAATTCTTTAAAAGAACAAATGACTTACATTCAATTAATGTCAAAAGTTCCTGCTGAACAACGTACTGCTTTAGAAGATTCAGGCCTTAAAGAAGCTATCGGTTCTGTAGCTGACAGATTGAACTTAGGTAAAGATGCCGCTGATGGAATGTACAATGGTAATCAAAAAATCATAGATCAATCCAGTTCTAACATTTCTGCTTTTGAAAATGTAAAAAAAGCTGTTGAAGATGTTAAAAATGCGACTACAGACAAAGAGAGAGCCGATGCTACAGCTCGTTTCAATGAAGCTCGTAATATTGTTAAGTCTATTAGTGAACGAAAAGTCGAAGCGGATAGTTCTCTAGAAAACGCTGATATTTTCAAAACGGCTGAAGGTGTCAAACGTCAAGAAATGGCTAATACCGTTGAGCAAATGCGTTTAACTGGCCTTATTAGTAACGATTTCGCTCATCAATTGCAACAAAAAATTGGTGTGGAAGTTCCTTTAGCTTTCGCTCAAATGAGTAAAGGTGCTTCAGAATCTCAACAAACAATGGCTTCGGAATCAGATACAACAGCTTCAAGATTCGAAACTTCATACGACAGAATAAGAAGAACATTCGGCTTAACAGGTGATACATCCGAGAATACAGGGGTTCGTATCGGTGGAGTTGAAGTAGGACTTCAAAATGGTGCAAACCAAACTCAAAACACTTACGGCGTAGCTCATAACGGTATGCAACAAAATATGAATCAAACAGCCGGAACTGCTGAACAAACTGGTGGAAGAGTGCAAGGTAGCAATACAGGAATGCAACAATCCATTGGTAATACAGGAGTAACATTCGGTGTTAACTTAAATGGAATGGGTGGTCACTACAATACATTCGGCCAAACTTCTTCTAATACTGCTGGTACAGTAGGTGGAAGTAACAGCAATATCGACAGTTCTACAAGTGGAATGTCAGGTAATGTTCAAGGTTATTTAAAAGGCGTTCAAGGTGCTAACAAAGATACTGGAACATCTTACGGTAACATGGCTGATGAAGCTAGTAAAGGATCAAGTAGTGCTAATTCAAGCGCTCAATCAGGTCTTGGTGGAGCTAAGAAAGAAGCTGATGGTTTATCTAAAGCTTTAGATGGTTTAAAAACAGCTTGGAACGCATTGACTAAACTTGGTACAATTGCTCTTAATTTCGCTACTGGTGGTTTAATTGGCGGTGGTGGTTCTGAAGGTATTCGTGATTTATCAAGTAAAGTTAATAAGACTCATGACTTCGTTAAGAGTGGCGGTGGCACTGCAAGCGGAGTGTTCAGCGGATTACCTATCACTTCTGAATTTGGCTATCGTACCGATCCATTTACTGGCGCTAGAACTGGCCATAATGGTATGGATTTCGCTGCTCCTACTGGAACTCCTGTTCGTGCTACAACTGGTGGCGTAGTAATTAAATCCGGTTGGGGCGCTCAAGGTTCAGGTTATGGTGGTTACGGAAATGTTGTAGCAATCCAAGATATGGGTGGTCGCGTTCATATTTACGGACATAACAGCGGTGTGAATGTTCGCGAAGGTTCATTCGTCGGTGCTGGAACTACAATTGCTAGTTCAGGTTCAACAGGTCGTTCAACCGGCCCACATATTCATTATGAAGTACGTAATGGTGGTACTGCAATTTCACCAAGAGGATTTATCGGTGGAGGTAATGAAGGAGTTCGTGACTTACGCAAATATCATACTGGTGGTGTTGTTCAAGGTGGTATGGTAGATGATAAGTTCCGTAGAAACAATGAAGTTGATGCTCGTTTACTGAAAGGTGAAATGGTATTAACTCAAGCTCAACAAAAGAACTTATTTGATATGATGAAAACTCCAATGGAAGGTGACCGTAAGCCTAAGTTCCATTCCGGCGGTGTGGTTGGTGGTTACGATAAACTTTACGGTTCTTGGACTGCTAAAGATTTCAGAGCTTCTTCTAACCAATTCGTCACTAATAACTTCTATCAAGGCGAATATCGTGATCGTGTATCTTCAGCAAGTTACGTTAAGGATATAGGAGCATATAGCACTAATGATATGCTTTATCTATTAACTACTTCAATTAGACAAGTAGCTTCTACTGATGAAGATAAAAAAGATTACAACAAACAAATTATCGACTTAATCAAACAAGGTAACAATCGCGATTACGCTAGTAAAGCTTTTGACAATGCTAACCTATTCTTACCTGAAGGTGTACGTGACTTAGTTAAGCAAGACGTAATGAATGCCGTTAAGGAGAATGAATTCGACGGTTACGCGGAACGCACTAAAAAGTTCTTAGATGAATTCATTGAAAAAATGCCTAAAGTTAATGAACAGGTAACTAAATTCGTTGACCTTCATCATTCTTTAAATGAGGAAAATGAACGTTACAAAGAAGATTCATTCATTAACAAGTTTGTCGATAAAGGAATGCTATCTTTAGGGTTAATGGAAAAGCCTACAGAATTAGAAGCTACAGAGAAGAAAATGCAAGAGATTCAAGAAAGAAGTAAAAATCTTTTTGAACAAAACGCAAAAGTCAAATACAACACGAAGAACCCTGAACTTTATTCTCAAATGGCTCAATACGCTAAAGAATTTAATGCGCTGAATGAACGATTGTATCAAGATCGTTCTTACGGTAAATTAATGGGTTACAGTGACGAACAAGTGAAAGAGTCTACAAAAGAACTTGAAAGTCAATGGAAGGAAGCTCTTTCTAGATGGAAAGACTTAGAATCAGCGATTGATGGTAACAAAGCAATTGTATCTGACAATGAGAAGATTCTAGAAACGTTAGCTATCGACTATAAAAAACTTCAGAAAGAAATGGAAGAAACTAAAAAGAAAACTGAAATCATGGAGAAGATTAAGGATAAAGTTAGTTCTATCTTTAATTGGAATGCTTCTTCTTTAATCACTGAAAAGACGGATGAATTTGGTAACGTTGTACGTGACGTTGAAGGTACGATCCGCGCTGTTCTAGATGTTCAGAAAGCTATCGATGAAATTACTAAAGATATTTATTCTAACATCGACAAAACAGTTGAGGAAATGATTACTAGCATCTTAACTTCTGAATTACCTGATATCGGTAAGATATTCGAACAAAAAGGTGACTATTCAGGAATTGAGAATGGTGTCGTTGGTGCTGTCGATAAAATCCGTCCTGCATGGAATGAAACATTAGATTACATGGCAGGTAGTATGTCTAACATGTTTAACAGCCAACAATGGGGTAGTGTCATTGGTAACTGGACAAGTAACATGGGTGAAGCGATGAAAAATCTAGCTCCAATATTTGAAGGGGTATTCGCTACTCTTCCTGAAACAATTGGAAAGATTATGTCTGACCTTCCTAACTTAGTTAATACTGCTATTCAGAATATCACTGTCGGATTATTTAACACTGTTATCGGCATCTTGAATCATATGGTTGGATTAGTGAATCAAATCATTCCTGCTACTCAACGTATTCCAGCGTTTGAAGAAATGAAATACGCTAAACCGACTTATACTCAAAATAACGAGACAAATAATGAGACTCAAACTCACAAAGCTGACACTAATGTTTATAGAAACGTAACTTACGTTGTACAAACAGGTGTTGCTTTAGCTAGTGAATCAGAGCTTAAAGAGTTCGCAATGATTATGGCTAAGATGATTGAAGAAGAACAGGAGCGTGGGAACTAATGGCTGGATATTTTAAACTTGGAGTGGATGGAGAAGGTTATGCCTTCTTCGTTCCTTCTTCTTTTAATAAGAGTGAAAAGATTTTAGGTTCAGGTATAAGACGTACAATTAACGGTACAGCAAAGAGAGATATAATTACAACTAAACACGGATTCAGTTTAGGCTTTGAGTTTTTAGATGAAGATGAAGTTGCTAATTTATATACTCAATTTGAAAAATATTCTAAACAAGGGAAGAAGTTATCTTTCATTGATGACCACGGAAATAAATACTTTGTCCATTGGGGTGAAGAGTTCGGTATTAATGAAAGGCAAAAGAATGGTGTGGAACTTTGGAGTGGATCAATAACATTGGAAGAGGTGTAAAAAATGCAAGGACGTTTAGGCCAAGTAATTAGATTTCCGGTAATGAAAGTTCTAGTTGACTTTGATGATACAGGGTATTCGGATTTAAGCAAATGGTACGACATATCTAGTTATGTATTGGAAGTTAGTGGTAGTAAAGAAAAAGAAGGAGAAAAGACAGGCGGCGTTACTCATGACATCGTTAACTTTTCTGTAGATAATGCCGAAAAGCATTTCAATAATGATAATCCTAACAGTCCGTTCAAAGGTAAAATAAAAAGTAATTTGAAGTTTAAATTATTAGCTGGATTCAAAGAAGAAACGTTAACTGTTTACGCTGCTGGTTCTATTGAAGCTTTTGAACCTTCTTGGAAAGAAACTAAATACAACATCAAGACAATTGATTACATGAAGTTATTAAAGAAAACACCAGTACCTAAACAATCTTTCCGTGATGTTTCATTTGAACAATTAGTCAATATATTATGTGATGAATCAGGACTCCCTAAACATATTGTAAGGAAAATACCTAAAACTGATTTCTTCTATAGATATGTTAGATTTGAAGAAGAGAACTGTTTTGAAGCTTTGAAGAGTTTAATTCAAGCTGTTGTAGGTGCTGCTTACTTTGAAGGTGAAGAGTTTATTGTAGAAACTAAATTAGCACTTGACTACAGATTAGATACTGTTGAAAAGTGTACCATCAATGTTGATGACTTAATTGATTTCGATGAATCGACAGACGGTTCAGATATCATTAATACGGTTTCCGTAACTTCCCAATACAAAGACATTGCTCCTTTGGAAATCGTGTGGGAAACGCCGGAGAACGTCGTTAAAGTTCAAAACGAAATCATTAAGTATCTTGGTGGTAATTCAATTAAAATTGACCAAAAGAATTTACCGATAATTAACACTAGTGACGAACCAATTGTATTCAAGAATATCACACAAGGTAAAACTATTTACATCCAATCTGTAGATGTTAAGACAGGAACTATTACGATTCATCCTGATAGTTTGTCTAATGTTGGATTAAACGATATGTTATCGGTTAGTTATTCTTATCAACAACTAGCTTTGTTACCTTTAAATGAACGTAAGTTTTCTGTACAGTTCAGTGACGATATTGATTCAATAAACACGCTTGACGTTGCCGTGTGGGATTCGAAAGGTGAAGCTAAGTTAAAGTATTCAGATAAACCTAACGTAGTCAATACGGTATCTCTACAGTCTTTCAAGTTCGATGCAAAGAACAAGAAATGTGAATTCACTTTAAAAAATAACTACAGTGATGCTATTACAATTTCTACATTACAATTACGCGGTTATCCAATTAAAGTATTAAATCCAATTGAAGTTTATGTGAAGAATGATCCTTCTATTCTGAAGTACGAAAAAGCTGAATGGTCATTCCAAAACAATTACATCAACAACATTAAGTTAGCGCAAAAGATAGCTCAATACATCGCTGATAACTTTAGTGAGCATAGAAAGAAACTTCAAATCAAAATAGATGGATTCCCTGAACTTAAATTAGACAACGTTGTAAAAGTTATTGAACCGAAAAGTGGTACTAATCATAAGTTTACCGTTGAAAAGATAAATTATGCATTCAGTATTACTAACGGCTGGACAATGGATGTTGGGTTGTTAGAACTTGATAAGAAACCGTGGGTATATGAATCGTTCAAAGGTGAATCATGGGAGAATACAAATTCAGGTAAGCCGGATATAGATTTCATTAGTGATATCAATGCTAATATGATCCGTAACGGTGGAGCTGAATTGTACACTGGATTCGCTGACTATAAAGATGTACAAGCTTTAGACGGCCAACATTTAGTTCCTGACTATTGGAGATTTGTTCGTGAAACAGGTAACGCAACTTCTCGTATTCGTTCCGGTGGTAACTTAGTGCTGCATGGTATGAACAGTTTCGAAATCACTACAATAAATAGTGGTAGCGGTTATTATGAACAAATTGTTGACGGAATCAAACCGAGTGCTAACTACGTTCTAACTTTCATGGCAAGTCCAAGCTCCTGTCTCGGAAAGGGCTATTTAGACTTTTATAACGGTGCTGAATTACTTGATACTAAGGTTATCGATATTGACAAGTATCAAAATTATGAAATAAAGGCTGTTAGCCCTGACCATGCGACGAAGGCTGTTGTTCGTCTAGCTAAGTTAGGTGGTACTAATAGTAATGAGTCGATTGTTTTCGATAAAGTTAAGTTAGAAAATACCGACACTTCAACTCCTTATATCGAAACAGATAATTCGACCGCTATCCAAATGAAACAAAAATACGCTAACTCATTAGTGTTAGGTAACAATTATGGATTAGAAGTATTCGACCAAAACTTAAACATTAAAGTTAGATTAGGCCAATACCAAGCTGGTAAATATGGTTTACAAATATTTGGTGGTGGTATCAATATCATCAATGGATTACCTGAAGACCAAATTTCCGGTGATGCAACAGGTAAGTGGAATGATGCTAGTAACACTTTAAAGAAATTAGCTGATGATAGTATCATTTCAATTATCGAAAAGCAATTGTTGAAGCGTGAATTTGCATCAATAGAACTTGGTTACGGTTCACTCCTTTCCATTGCTAAGAATTATTTTCCTGTAGAAGATGGGATAATAGAAATTTCTAACTTCAGACTTTATTTTGATAAGCTGAAAAAGTTTTTATATACTGATCCTGATTTGAATAACGGCGCTCCTATCTTAATTGACATCAACATGACACGCGATAGTCAAGTAGACCCATTGTTATATAGTCAAAGGTTTGGAGAGTACGAAACTTCTAAATTGAGATTAAATGAAGCTATCGAAAGACGTTCTAAAGAAATGATTAAAGAAGCTAATGATTTAATTGAAGAGGTTAAGGATCAAGTTACATTCAGTTGCGACTTATTCAGTACGAATGGAATAACTTTCGTTAATGGCCAAAGGGAAACGATTCTATATGTTGTCGTTAGAAGAGGGAAGGATGACGTAACAGATTTACTTGATAAATCTAATTTCATTTGGAAGAAGAAAAATGATAACGGTCATTTCGATGATAATTGGAACTTAGCTCATATTGGGATAGGGAAACAAGTTACCCTTCCTGATAATGAAATTTTAAGACGCGCAACGTTTTCTTGCGACATAGATATCCCTGATTGATTCAGGGGTATTATTGTTTTTATGAAATTAAAAATTGAAGGGAATGGTCAAAAATGGCAATAGTAGCAAGTGGTCAGCTTACGTTAGTTGATTTAAATGATGCAAAAGTTTTACAGTTATACATTAATTCTAATCAACCAAAGATTCAAATTTTCAATCCGAACGGCGGGGCTTATGTACCTGATTGGGGCGTAGCTGCAACGAATGTTGTATTAACACCTCAAATGTTTATTGCTGGTTCTAACACGGATATCATCACTGATTCAAGCGTTACAATCAAATGGTACGATTCAGCTGCTCCTACAGTTCAATTAGTTACCGATACAAATTATGATATCCCAACTACAGGATTAAAAACATTAAAAATCAAAAAGAATTTATTGTCAGCTAAAAACCAAATTAGTTACATTTGTAAAGTTACTTGGTATGATCCTGATATAATGACTAACATTGAAGCAATCGCTACAATCGATTTTGCTAAAGTTACTGCTGGTGCTGATGGTTCAAGTGGTCAAAATGCGATTACAGCTGTATTAACAAATGATACACACACTGTACCAACTGATAGTGCTGGTAATGGAGGTTCTTTCACTTCAGCAACTACGACGATGTTAGTTTATAATGGAGCTACTTTAGATAGTGATAATTGGAATTATACAGCTGTTGTATCAAGTGGTATTACAGGAGCTTTCGGAACTAGTACAAGCAAAAATGTTTATACGGTTTCCAATATGACAGTTGATTCAGGAACAGTTGACATTACAGCTAAACGTAGTGGTTACGCTGATATAGTTAAACGATTTACTATCATTAAAAACAAGCAAGGTATTACAGGTGCAAATGCTACTTCTTATTGGTTGGTTACGGCTGCTCCTGCAATTCAAAAAAATACTTCAGGCGCTTATTTACCAGCTACATTCGCTATGAACGGAAAGTCACAAACTGGAACTGCTGCTCCTGTTGATTACAAAGGTCGTTTTAAAGTTTACGATTCAACTGATGGTACAACTTTCACTACAGTTAAGTACAGTTCAACTATCGATGAATCTGTAGCTTCATTCACACCTACAGTTGGAATTAAAGCGGTTAAGATTGAATTTTATTCAGCTGGACAAGTTAATTTATTAGATTCACAAATTATACCTGTTGTATCTGACGGAACGAACGGTACAAACGGTACTAACGGCCAAAACTCAATTGTAGCTTATGTTTGGACTCCTGAAGGTAACGTCGTTAAGAATGGTGGAGGAAGTGTCAAAGCTCAATGTGATGTTTATAATGGTACTTCTCAAGTGACTACAGGAGTAGCTTATCAATGGTACAGATATAAAGCTGGACAAGCGGATCAGGGAGCTGGTATTGGTTGGGAGAAATTAACTTCAACAGTTAACTACGGCTGTACTAATTACGCAACTGCAACGATGACAATTCCGGCACAAGCTGTTGAAAGTATGACTAGTTTCATTTGTGTTGCTACTTATAACGCAAAAGCATACAAAGATGTAGCGACTATTATTGACCAATCTGATCCGTTACAATTAGTTATATTCTCGCCTGAAGGAACAGTATTTAAGAACGGTCAAGGTGAAAAAAACCCTGTCGCAAAAGTATACCAAGCTGGAAGTGAGATAGATGTAAATGGTACAATATATGATTATAAGTGGTCATTAAGAAAAGGTGATGGTTCTGTTGATGCAACTTTCTCTATGACTGGAAAAACAATTAAAGTTTTAGCTACTAAAGTTGATAATATAGGTAACTTAATTTGTGACTTATGGACTAAAAGTTAAGTAATAAAAGAAGTGAAGGGAATGTTGGATATGGTAAAACAGATTATTGCTTCATCGCAAATAACTATGACAGATTTAAGTGATGCGATTATTTCAGGAACGCAACCTACTGCTCCTAAATTGGATCAGTTATGGATTAAACGCGTTCCTCCTAATCCTGACCAGTTATTTAGATGGAATGGTACGGCGTGGGTAGAACAAACTTTAGATTTAAGTAAGCTAGACCCTGATGCTGATGGTAAAATTGAGAATCATGATATCACCATTGGGAATATGGTTGACGATGCAAAGTTAGATATTACAGAAAGACAAGAAGTTAAGAATAAGTTAACTCCTATCATTGGTGCTGTTGTCGCTGATGCTACAGCTTCACTACAGAACATCGACCAATTATTAGCTACAGGTGTAGGTGAGCCTGTAGCTGTATTAAAAGCTGCGACTAACGTTGGAATCCCAACTAGTGATGCTGATTATGCTAATTTAAGAACTAAGTATAATAATTTATCCACTTATTTAAATGGATTAATACCAGTTAAACCGTGGGATGCTTCTGCTACTAATAAAGATAAAGTTATCACTGTCATTCCTACTGATTGGAGAAGTAAATGGTTAGATTATTACAAAGCTGTACAAGTTTTAACTACAGCTGTACAAACGAAGTTACAAGGTAATATAGAAAACATCAATGTTGGCGTTCGTAATTTACTATTAGATACTAGCGGAACAACAATGAAATCAGATACAGGAACAAACATTTCCGATACTGTTCTTAAATCATTTCAATTTGCTCCTGATACATTCGAAATGATTAGAGGTAAAGAAGTGTCTCTTTCTCTCACGGCTAGAACACAAATTTTCTCAAAGGGAACTCCTTCGCCGTGGGCAGGTATGGAATTGTCAGTGACGTACGATGACAACGAACAAGTCTGGCTTCCTATTCGTGTGGAAGATAAAGTTGCTACCACTCAAGGTTGGACTCGTCATTCAGCTGTTGTCACGATAAAAGACAAAGCAATTAAGGCTGGTTATTTGAATAGCTTAATTAGAAACGTTAAAGGTATGATAGAAATTAAAGAGTGGCAAATGGAAGTAGGTAACAAAGCTAGTAATTACAAACCTGCTATTGAAGATATAGACAAAGCTATTAAAGATGCCGATAAAAAAGCTCAAGATGTAACTAATTCAGTTAACGATATGTCTTTAGATAGCAAATTAACACCAGTTGAGAAGATTCAATTAAAGACTGATTATGAATCAATAACTGCTGAATTCAATACAACTCTTACTTCGGCTGATGCGTTTAATTTGACTTCATCATCGGAAAGGGTTTCCTACAATGCTGCTTATGATGTGTTAAAAAAATACATTGATCCATTGCTCGTTAAGATGAACGAAACATCTGATGTGGATCGCACTGTATTCAGACAACGTTTCAAAGATTACTACGATACTAAAGCTAAGTTGTTAAAGAAAATTTCTGATACTTCAAAAGGTTTAATTGATTTAACTGGTCAAGGTAATGGTAATATTTTACGTAATTCAGCTTGGATAAACAGCGAAAAATATTGGATAAAATCAGCGAACAGTGCAACTCATACACTTGAGCTTTTAGATAATTCATTTTTAGGCCAAAAAGTTTACAGACAAACAGTAATAAATGAAACTGTAGATAAATGGTATGCTGTTTATTCTGATTACTTTCCTGCTGTAGCTAATCAAACCTTCACTTTTAGTTTGTTCGCTAACACTACCGACAAAACAAAATTAGACAAACCTGCATTTTTGATAGCTGAATGGTTTGATAAAGATGGCACAAGACTCCTTAGAGGTAGTGTAGAACTTGCAGCTTCTACTAATAATAAATGGGAAAGGTTTTCTTTCACAACTACAGTTCCCGATACAGCCGTTAAAGGTAGATTAAGATTTCACTTAACGAGAAACGGTCAAATTTATTATGCTAAACCGATGGTTCAACAAGGTTCTTTCTTAGGAGAATGGAGTCCTAGCTATCTAGATTTTTCATTAGACGAAATTGATAAGAATGCTGAAGAGAGCAAAAACAACATCGCCGATATGTCAAACGACAGTAAATTAACTCCATTAGAAAAAGTTCAGTTAAAGAAAGAATGGGGAACGATGGTTGCTGAAAAGCCGCAATTTGAAGCTTTAGCAAACTCATTGAAGATTACAACTGAACTAAATGATTATATCAACGCGTATACTACATTGAATAATACACTTAACGGAACTACTGGTTATCTCAAAAACATGCAATCTACTGATGACATTAATGCTGCTACATTCCGTACTCAATTTGAAACATATTACGCGAAACAAGCTGCACTAATCAAAAAAGTTAACCAATTAATTCAAGGTAACATTGATGGTATTCAAGGTACGAGAAATTTAATTCTTAATTCAAAGGTTACAGTTACGAATACCAATTACCTAATTAATGAATATAAAACTTCTGAAGACTTTATTGAAGGTCAAGATTACACATTAGTGGTAAAAGGCTCTGTACCTTCAGGTCAGTTGTTCGGAATTTGGTTATACGACGGAAATCATAGTCCAGCTATGATAGATATAACTAAAGCTGACAGTAAATTTTCTGAAGGTGTATATTATATTTCGTTTAAAGGATCAAAAAGAAATTCAGGTGATCCAAGAGTTTTAAGATTGTACAATTGGAGAAGCGAAAACATCGCTGGTAAAAGTGCCACTATCGAATGGGTTGCTTTATATAAAGGAACTAAAGCTTTCGATTGGTCACCTGCTCCTGAAGATGCTGATATTGGTAAGACTAACTTGTTTGTTGATTCTGAATTTAAAAGTTCGATAAACTGGATTATGCAAGATGTATCAAGACAAAAAGTAGAGACTGGTATTATGCCTAATGGAGTTAGACATTTTCAAGCTACTGTTTCTGTCTCTCCTGCTTATGTTGATTTCACTCAATTCATAGAAGTTGAACCGAACACTGAATACACTTTTTCAATGAATGCTGGCGGTTCTTTTAGAACATATTTTGTTGAAAATAAAGCCGATAAAACAAATACAGCAATTTACAAAGATAACGCTTTAATTCAAAGTGCAGCTTGGGATATGTCAGCTCCAAGAAATACATTCACAAGAACCTTCAAAACTCAACCTGACACTAAGATTGTAAGGTTTATTTTCAGAGTACAAGCTTTGGATGCTGGAGCTACTGGCGGTCGTTTTGCGCTACCTAAATTAGAAAAAGGGACTACGGCAAGTGAATGGACAGCTAATCCTTTCGATTCTACTAATGGTGAAATATTCATTCAAGGTTCAGGAGCGGATCAGACTGATAAATCTAGACAGTTAACTGTAAATGGAGTTCCTGTTTACAATGAATCTATTGGTCGTGGATTAAGATTAGTTACATTAAGAAAAGATTCTTTAGCTGTAGTTGATAATATTTTGTATGATGTATACGGAAATGATACTGAAAGAAATAACTTAGCAACAAAAATTAATTCTTTAGGAGATAATGTATTCATAACTTTAAGTTCTTATGATGCTATTCAATTCAATACAAATTTATTAACGGCTATGGTTGCGGTTGGTGCTTCAGGTACTATTTTACAAGGACGTGTCCCTTATGTATTTATTGGTATGAAAGGATTGGGACGTTATAACGGATTAGAACAATACACTGGCATCGGCTCATTATTCTCTCCTGCTACAATTTCTTGTAAAGTAGTTAATGGATCGATACAAGGAGTTAATAATAACAATGGTCAATCTGATACTAACGTCCGTCAAGATTTAAGACTCAATGCTCCCTTACCAACAAGTATCCTCATGGACTCAAAGGGGATAACAGCTAGTGGTACTGATGCTTCTAAATACGCTCGTTTAGATTATCGTGGCTTGTATATAGCTGGTGGAGCAATACAAATTGATGGTGGACTTGATGAAGGTCAATTGTCTTCAGGTGTTGCGAGAAAAATGTCGTATTTGGATAGTAATGGTTTATATACAGGACAAGTTAATATTGGTGGTTCAGGTCAAAATGGTATCTTATCCATTAAGAATGCTTCTAATTCAGAAATCGTTCGTGGTGATACAAATGGATTAACTATCAATAACGGCGCAATTACAATTAAACGACCTGATGGAGCTGCTTTAATTCAAAATGGCCAAGCTGTTTATAACTTTGCTGTAACAACACATTCACCTCCATTCCGTGGTGGTAATATCGATACAAGATCATGGTATTACCATACGACAAAAGGGTTGCCGTTTGATCGAGATTTACAAGTTTGTGATTATATAGCAACTCAACATACAGGAAGATATATGAAAATGGATGTTGATTTCTATACAACCGTTGGTAATTCAGGAGCTTTAGTTATTGTACAAGCTGGTAAGTATAATCCAAATGGTTCAGAAGCTATAGTTGCTCAAATAGAAATCACAAACACTAAACCACAACCAGCTTACACAATTTCAATTGATTGTGGAGTACCAACGTATCAAAGAATAGGTTTCTATTTCTGTATAACATCTTGGTCAGCTGGTGATGTGTACGCTCGTTTAGTAAGGCCGTGGATGGAAGGTTAATAAAAAGATATATCGAGAGGTGGTGGTAAGGTGTCTAACGTTACAAACGTTGTGGTAAAAGTTGATGAAAAAGGGAACATAATTAATTCGATGTCAGGTACAAATATTGGATTATCCGTTGATAACTCAATCGAATATGACTTAATCATCAATAAAGTTCCTGCTGAACAAGCTTTCGAAATTAGAAAGTACAAGGTTGCTATGGATGGTTTTAAACCAAGATTAGTATTAAAAGATGGTGAAACGCCACCTGTAATCCCTGAAGCTGAATTAACTTTAGAACAAAAAGTTGCTAAATTAGAAAAGGCTTTAATTGAACAAGAAGTATCAAATAGTGAATTCAAAGAAATGACAAATTCTTCTATGGATTTTTTGTTGGAAATGGCAATACAAACTTAAAAAAAATAAAAGAAAGAAGGTACTAATTATGGCAGAACTTAATTATCCACAATTCGTATATGAAGATGAAATTTGGGTAGCTAGTCAACAAGCTTTGATTTGTAAATTTATTAAGGCTGGTGCTGATATCAATAAATATCCTGTACGTTATCATCCAATTGTTAAAAACAATGATTGTGCAACTTTCATGGCTGAATATGAAGCTTTCAAGGCTGCTCAAGCTAAAAGTATCAAAGAAGCTGAAGCAAAACAAATTCAAGAAATTAACGACTCAATTAAAGGATAATCATTATGGATTTACTAGAATTCGTAAAGATTGCTAGTCAAATCGTTCAGTCCCCCTTCGTATTTTCGATCCTCTTCGTTATCGTTGGGGGGCTTTCTTTTTGGTTCTTATATAGCAAGTTCAATAAGAAAGAAGAAGACGCTAAAGCTAACCAAGACGAAATGAAGAAGACACACGACAAGCATCAAAAACAGTTGTTAAAGATTATGGAAGATAACGATGTAAAAAGCGATGCAAGGGAGAAGAGGTTGATGGATCATAATCAAAGTTTAGTTGATGAAATAAACAAATTTAATAACTCTCTTGAAGATATTACAGGGACAGTTAAAGAAGTTAGTACAAGCGTTTCTAACATTCAAAAGCAACAAGAAATGATGCAATTAAAGAATGATAAAGAGTTTGAAAGATTATGGGATAAAATTAAAAACGAGTAAAGAAAGGAATGATGTTAAATGGCTGATGTAACTAGTCACGGTGGACATAATGCAATTATACAAGGAGCGAATTGGGGTTCTAGAAAAGAACACAATATGGATCGCGAATGTAACTCATTGTTTATTTCTAAGTTACGCGCATTAGGTCACAACGTTAAAAATGATACCGATGATGTAGGCACAACTCAAAGTATGATTGTTAATAACCAAATTCGAAATATCAATAGCCGTTACAATGACGTTGGTTTCTCATGGCATTTAAACGCTTCCGATACAACTGGTCACGGCGTAGAAGTATTGTGTTATTCTGAAAAAGAAGCTCCAATAGCTCGAAAGATTTCTGCTGAAATTGCTAAACGTACAGGTTGGAAAGATCGTGGAGCTAAGTTACGTCCTGATCTTGGAGTTATTCGTTCTACAAGCTGTCCAGTGTTCTTAATTGAAGCTGGTTTCATCGACAATGATTCGGATATGGCTAAGTGGAATGTTGAAAATATCGTTAACGCTGTTATCTTCGCTTACTTTGGACAAGAAGCTGGTAACGGTTCTAATAATAATGGAGGTGCCGCTAAAATGTGGGTTGCTAAAACTGGTGGTCTTGGTTGTCCTGAAGCTCAAGAAGTTATGAACAAACTAGCTGAATTCAATGTTGCAGGAAGTTTAGTGTATCAAGGTCAAGGTATCTTCTATCTCGAAACAAAGCCTGTAGCTGATCGTAATCGATTAGGTGCTATCTATTGGTATTGTAAAGATTATCGCGGTTGGTTCACTGAATTATATGAAGTTTAATTAATTGTAAATATTTTGTAAATTCAATAAAACACTTCCAATGATTGGTATTAATGTTTTATGTAATACCGCAACTTAGACATTTCATTAATGGCTTTTCAAAATCATTGGAGGTGTTTTATTTTTATGGCAAAATTAGTTAACGTTTACACTGGTGGTTACAGCAAGGCACATTTAGTTGAGGTTCATAATTTCTTGGTTCAAAATAAGTTATTCTTTGTTCCTTCACGTCATGAAAGTGGTTCTTTAATGTTCGATATCGGTGCATTATCTGATGACTCTCAAATTTATACTAACCTAATTAACATGCTACAATATTTAGGTTACTGGTATACTGTTCGTAACGCATAATCAATTAATTTTAAAGGAGGTGATATCATGGATAAAGCTAGTATTGTTCGTGTGATCGTCTTAGTTGCTACGATGGTAAATGCTGCTTTAACTTTAATGGGTGTTCCTCCAATTCCAATTGGTGAAGCTGAAGCTACAGTTATTTCAATGATTTTATTGAGTGCCGCTGCTTCTTGGACAACTTGGAAGAATAATTATTTAGGTAAAAAAGGAATTAAGCAACGCGAAGAATTGAAAAAGAAAGATTTACATTAATCAAAGACCTTCCTTTTGTATCCTGACTATGTTACAATGTAGTTATTATACAAGAGGGAGGTTTTTTATATGAGATTAATAGATTTAAGTGGTAAGAAATACGGAAGGTTAATTGTATTGCATAGAGAAGGTAAAGACAATCAAGGTAATGTCATGTGGAAATGTAGATGTGATTGCGGAGAAATTAATTCAGTTAGAGGTTACGCTTTGAAAAACGGTAGTGCAACTTCTTGTGGCTGTCTTGCTTCTGAATTAACCAAGAAAAGGTCAACGACTCACGGAATGACAAATACACCTGAATATAACATTTGGGTTGGAATGATACAAAGGTGTACTAATTCTAAAAACAAGGATTACAAAAATTACGGCGGTAGAGGAATAATCGTTCATCCTGATTGGTTATCTTTCGAAAATTTTTATAATGACATTGGTAAACGTCCGACAGATAATCATTCTATAGACAGAATAGATGTTAACGGTAATTATGGAAAAGATAATTGCAAATGGGCTACGTTAGAAGAACAAGCTACAAATAAACGACCTTTAGGTTTAATTAAAACTAATACGTCATGATGTAAAGGTGTTTACCAAAGTAAGAAAACAGGAAAGTGGATAGCTGAAATAAGGATCAATGGTAAAACAAAATACTTAGGCTGTTACTATGAAAAAGATGAAGCTGTATCCGTTAGATTGAAAGCTGAAGAAGATAATAAATAATTAAGTAACCTCTTGGACATAATACGTTCAGGGGGTTATTTTTATGGGATTAAATATTGTAGCTGTATTAGTTGTCATATTTTTAATTCTTATGTATGGATGGTTATGGTTTGGGCATTAAAAAAAGAGGGGTTAATTCCCCTCTACTTTGACTTATTTAACGATTCATCGATAGCTTGTTTTATTTTCTTTTTGGTCGTTCCATTCCATCACTTAGCCACTTCCCTTCTTCTATTCTTTAGATACTCATTTCTAATTAACCAATCGATACCAATACCTACAGCATCCGATTCATCGTCTGTTCTGAAATTAAATGGTGGAGTTTTAAATTCTGTCTTGGCCTGTAACTCCTTCTCGTACTTCTTACATTCTTCTTCAACTTTACCTTTAGAAGCTTCTCCATGACCTGTAAAACGTAACTTGAATTGTTTATTGTGTACATCTTCAATTTCAAGGTTAAGGAATACTTTTTCAGCAATACCATGTACTTTAGCTAAGATAGGTGACTCGAAACTTACGTTAACACCTACCATAGCATCTTTTGTTTTAGTTACAAGTTCTTCTTTAATAACTACATGAGGATAATACATATTCTTCAAACGGAACAATTCAGATTCGATATGAGCTAACTTCAATCCGATTTGCTTAGTTGTAAAATGATGATTAGGTATATGACCAAAGCTAAGTATTTTAGGTTTGTCTTTAACTATGAATACAGCCCAACCACTTGAGTTAAGTGATGGATCAATAACGATTAAGTAAAATGGTTTCTGTTCTTCAGTCATTACTTGTACTCTCCTTTAATGCGTGTGAATTTTAAGAAGTTCATTGCGTATTTATTTTTTTCGTCACTTCTTTTTTCGTATAAAGATTCAGGATTAAAGTCATCATTTAAACATTTACTAAATTCAATATCAAGACCTGTATCACCTTCAAATACACCTTGCACTTCTGTAATGTATATCTCTTGTACATATGGCATAAACTGTTTGTATACGTTCATTCCACCAATGATCCATAAGTCTCTATCTCCACCAGTATAATCATATTGGTCAAGTATAGCACCGATATCATTAGAGTGATATAAATTCTTGGTATGGTCGTCAACAAGCGACTTCCTACTTAAAACAACATTCTCTCTATTTGGCAAGGGCTTGCCACCGATTGAATCAAATGTCTTCCTACCCATTACTACGATATGACCTTCTGTAAGCTCCTTGAAACGGTTTAAATCATATGGTAAGCTTTTACCCCACGGTAATTCGTTCTCGTTACCTATAACACCGTTAAGGTCACATGCAAGTATAAGTTTTATCATTAATAACACCATCCTTTTCAAAAGTTAAGGAAAGGCATAAAGCCCTTCCTGTTATTTATTTAAAATTCAAACGAACTTTGTTGTACTCCTTGTACTGGTTGTGGGTAAGGTTGCGGCTGTTCTTCAATTTCGACTAACACAAATTTACTACTGAACAAATCATTTAAAGTAGATTCTGAACTTCTCCATAATTCGTTTACTTGTTTTTCTGAAAACATCAATGAGTTATTAGTGATTTTATAGCAATCAAGTTTCATTTCAGAAGAACTATATCTTTGTACAATTTTACCTTCTTTCATCAATCCATAAGCTTGATCCCAATTTAAATATTCAACTTCAACTTCGTAACCGTTATTTAAAGCTATAATCAAATCAATTACATTAACTGGATCAAACAACCAATCGCTAACAAATTGATCCACACTAAGTAAACTCAATTGATAAGTAATGTGATTCCCTCTAAGAGTATGTTCGTTAAGTTCTATTCTTTCTGCTACGAATTTAGGAATTTTAACTTTACTCATTTCATTTCCCCCATGTTTTAATTTGTTTTCCAAATTGTTATTATTTTCGTTAGCGATGATTGATGTCATTTGCTTTCTCTCCATTCTGTAATTAGTTTAGTGACTTCGTATACACTATTTTCTTTAGTCATTGATTTTCACCTCTTTTTCGTTACGAAGAACAATTTTAGTTGTAGTAATTTCGATTAACGTTCCTTTTAATAATTTGGCTATTTGACTTGCTACAATGTAAGTTTGGAATGAAACAGAATTAAATTCAGAACCTAAATTATAATCATGTATTTTTATTACTTCTGTACCAGTGTATTTACAACTTCTAACGAAATGTTCTCCTACTTTAATTTTATAATTAACCTCAACCTTATTTTCAATTACTTTGTTTTCCATTTTAATATCCCCCTTTTTTATTATTCAGCAACCTGAAGACCGATACGCGGTAACTTAACTTCGTCATCATAAAATCTTAATTTAAAACTATCCGGTGTGAAATCATAGAAGCTAGTTACTTTAGGATCAATCCATAATTCAGGTGTTCTATATGTTTCATTTTGCATTTGGCCAAGCATAGGCATTAAATGTCTGTCATAAACGTGTATGTTATCGATGTTGAATACTAAACTACCAACCTTTAAACCTGTAACTTGCGCAATCATACACTGTAGAACGTAATATTGAAATACATTGAATGGTTGTCCTAAACCTAAATCATTAGAACGAACATTGACTGTAAGGTGTAATTCTCCACGTTGAGTTTGCCAATGAGTTTCATACACACAAGGCTCAAGACTCATATTATCTAAGTCTTCAACACACCATAACGTAGTTTTAATACGGCGTGAAGTTGGATTTTGAATTAATTCGTTGATAAGGCAATCAACTTGATCCAACATTATATAGTTACCCTTTTCATCTTTTCCGTGAACATAAATATATTCACGTCTAATTTTAAGTTCGTCAGGATTTTTATAATAAAACTTTCTTTTTTTATTAGCTAATTGCCAACCATAAGCTTTACCAATTGTTCCGTCAGGTAGTTCCCATTCTGACCATACAGTTTTCTGAGTTCCATTTAACTTTCGTAAAACGTTGACATTGTTAGATTTATAAACCCAAATCCAAAACATTTCTTTAATCGCTAATTTCCAGTATACATACTTAGAAGTTAAGATTGGTACAGCTCCACTTTCAAAACGTAGCTGCTTATTTAAATATTCAATGGTATGCGCTGGTGTAAGGAATTCTCCATCCCTCCACCGCGCTCTTACATCTTGTCCAGTAGTTGGACACCCTTCATTAAGTATTTGCCAAAATTGTTCTTCATACAGTCTATCGTAATGTGTTGTCATTGTTGTTCCTCCTTAAATGTTAGCTTTCAATTCTAGTTTTAAATCGCCGTGTTCCCATTCTTGCACACGATAATTTTGTTGTGACTTAACTTTAATTTCAATTTTATCTAAAGGTATGTGAGCATTTATCTTTCTTTCTAAATCATCTTGGATTAGTTGTTTAATTTGTTGAGAGTCGTAAGAAACTTCAATTTCCATTATAGATACACCCCTTCGTAAATACTCAATACTTCGTGCATTAGATCAGCGAATGTTTTATCTTTATTTAACTCTTCATTTAATTTTTCATCAATTAATTTCCCATCTTCACCGAAAGCTTCACCAAAAATCTTTTCTAATCTTTCATCTAAAAGAGGATCGAAACCTTCATAGTCTTTATTAACCGTTTCCCAAACCTTAGAAATGCCAGCTATCAAAATCATCAATTCTGCTTTGCTAATTTGATTCACTTTAACTTCAACTCCTTAATAAGTTATGTTTCAAATATAAACTATTAATATATGTCCGTCAATACTTTTTATGAATTATTTTCTATTTTTTTCTAGGTACATAGGACACGCGTGTTTGAATTGGCAGAAGTTGGAACACCAAAACCAATTGTACGTAGCTGAATAATTGCTATTCTTAATCTTTTCCCATTGCGTTTTAACCTTCGCTTTAGCTATTTCTAAGTGTACATCATCAATGATAACTGTACGCGTTTCGTCATGCATAAAGTGGTCGAATTCAAAGATGTCAGGTTTAACACCAGTCATTAAATAATAAGCTAATGGATAAACATATGGTTGCCACTGTTCGCTCATTTTCTTAGGTGTAAACGGCTTAGATGACTTATAATCTCGAATAACTATCTTACCGTATTCATTTCTATAAGCTAAGTCAATAAAGCCGTATAACTGCGGTACAGCGAAATCAAATCCTACAGTGAATTCTAATTCTGATCCGATGATTCTGTTTTCTTTTATTAATTGTTGTAACCATCTGAAGCGTTCTATAACGGCCTGTTTACCTTTTTGGTAGTATTCGGCACGTTTATCTTCAGGAACTTCACAAACTGGAAACCCTACATCGAAAGCTGCTACAGCTTGATATTCTTGAGTTATAATACCTTTAGCTATTTTCTCTTTAACATCATGACAATGTTTGCCAAACGCTCCATACCACGTTACGACTGGCGCTATAATATTTGTACCTTCTACATAATCGAATTTAAAGCTTAACGCGCATACATCAATTAAAGTTAACCTTGATGACGATAAATATTTCATAATCTAAATCATCCCTTTCCGATGAATAGCCATTTATTTTTTCTTGCATTTTTCATGAGCTAATCCGAACCCTACAGACAATGCAATTGCATATTGAATCCACATAGGAGTAAATGCTAATCCGATTGATGCTATTAAAACAACCATAAACCCTAAAATTATAAGTGTTGAATACCATAATCCTTTAATTAAGAAATCCATTTTATTCATTAGGTTCAACCTCCCTTGTTACTTCTTCAATTTCAAAACCTGTAGTTGATATATCTCCCCATAAATGAGATTTTATAAGCGACAATATTTCTGAAGCATCCCTTGAATTCGATGATATTTTAATAGTTATAGAATTCATTTTGTTTTCTCCTTTGCTAATTCATAAATTTTTAGTTTGATGAATTTTCTTCTGAAGTGAAATTGTTTGTTAATATAGTCTTCAAGTTCTTTTAATGTTTCAAATTCATCCCATAAGTCTTCAACTAATGTTTCTAAATTGTGATAAGCCATATTACCACCCCTTAATATCTAATCACACGTAAATCTAACTTATAAGCTTCAGCAATGTCAATCATATTACGTGTGCCATGACTTGAACCATCCCAAAAACAAATACAAGCATCTGCATATTGAGCCATTTCTTTATTTCGTTTAGCTCCTGCTTTATCACCGAATTCAGTCCAATTAGCCGGAAATTGTTTTATAGGCATGTTATTTTCTTTAGCATACCATTCTCCTAATTGATCTGCTCCTTCAGCTGTACCACTCACAATTTCAATATCACGTTTATCTAAAGTTACGAATAAATGGTTAAGCATCGATTTTAATTTTCCGTAATCAGTAAACTTTCTTCCTCCTGCTACAATAATTTTCATCATCTGTTATTCCCCCTTTTTGAATCCTAATGGATAAAAGTCTTTTGTTGCTTTAGGTTTAACTTCTAATAAAGTCTTAGTTAAGTCTTCATTCCATTTATATAGATACACACCGTATGTCAAACCGTTTCTAAAATACTTTTTACTGAAATATTCATTCATTTTATTCCTTGCTGCTTTTTCAGAGCCAAACCTAGCAGAACTACCACCACTGTAAGAACTAATTACAGCTACATATGGTTTTTCTAAACGGTCAATATTAGTTAATTGATGTTCAACTAAATTCAATTCCCTTTCTAATTCTTCTTTACGCGATAATAACATTTGTTTTTCTAACTTTAATTTTTCCTTATCCATCTTAATTCCCCCTATTGATACCATTTTGCATTTTTTAAACACAAGTTGAATGTCTCTATGTTACAGTCACTCGCGTCCCCTATAAATGGCGGCATCGTACACCATACTTTACAACCTTTGCTTTTTAATCTTGCTGCTGTCTTCATAGCTGCTACTTGTCCAGCCTGACTCTCATCATCATCATGATCCGCAAACAATAACACATCAACCCCTAGTGAAGCTATTAAATTCAATTGTCTTTCGGTTACAGAAGTACCCATTGTAGCTACGAAGTTATGATGTCCGTATTGGAATGCTCGCCAAACGTTTCCGCAAGACTCTACAACACCAATCCATCTTTTCTCCCTAGCGTACAGACTAGCTGTAAAATAATTATATAATGTGAGATTAGCTGATTGCCCTTGTTGAGTAGAACCGAACATATACTTAGGATTAACATTATCATCGGTTGTACGCCCTTGAATGGCCACAAGACGATTCTGTTCATCAAATACAGGATGTACAATTCTATCTTTAAGTGAACCATTGTATGGATAATAACCAAGCATAAATTGTTTAGCTACTTCAGGTGTGTAACCTCTATTAGCCCAATACGGATGTAAACAGAATTGAATAGCGTTTCCAATATTAGGATCAATCGGTACTGGTTCAGCGATTTCTTGATTCTCATAATTAAAACCTTCAATCCATCCATCGTTGATTTGTTTGTCCATTTCTTTGCCGCTTGCAAATGACATCCAACCGATTGCATCTTGGAAACTATGTCCACAATGTTTAGTTATAAACTCAAGTAAATCAATATTAGAAAATGTCTTATGCGTGAAATCTGTAATACGGAACTTTTCATCGTCGTAATTATAAGTCGCTGCACAACCATTTGGATTATCTCCACCGCGAAAGAACGCTGGAAATCTCCAATCAGAACGATTTTTATTCATTGGTCTTAATAGTTTAGAGGGGCAACCTAAGAAGGTGAAGAGTACCCCTATATCAACTGTTTTATTTAAATGTGCGATTTCATCTTTTGTAATCATACAATCACCCCTCTAATTTTATACACCTTTAATTTTACCGTCAGCCCAACCTAATTCTCTTACACTATGAATATTCTGTTGGAAATCAAACGATATAGCTTTACCAATTAAGTTTTGGTCAACTTTACGACCTGTAGTTAATACTAATTCATGAGTACCTTGTTTCATTGGGTCACTCTTATCTCTTAAATACAAGAAGCAAATAACATCGGCTAACTTACCAAAGTGTGATGTCTCCCAAAACTTCCACTTCTTCGTTTGTTCATTAATGATAGCTTGTCCTGAAGTTATAACAGGTATTTTACATTGCTTTGCTATCTTTTCTTTCAATGTATCAATCTTAGCTGCCATAACTAAATCCGTACGACCTACATCAATTTCGTGAGATTGTATTTTAACATAATCGTAGACGAATAGTTGTATGTTGTACTTTAACTGTAACTCTTTAACTTTACTTTCTAACTTACCATTGTCCATCATGTTTGCATTGAAATAATACAACGGCAATGTTTCTATTTCTTCCCACGCTTTATTTACTAATTGTTCTTGTATTTCATTAAGTGTATCGTTAGAAATTGAATCTTCAGGAACACCTGATATTTTAGATGCTATACGAAGTAAGATTTCTTCTTCAGTCATTTCGGTATCAGCATAAGCTACAGGTATTCCATATGTTCTAGCTAAGAAGATAGCTATTTCTAACATGAAAGATGACTTACCTACCTTTTCAGGCGCTCCAATAACGTACAACGCTGCTGGACGTAATGCCTTGAACATTTGATTAAGAAGTGGAAACTTTTCAGCTATACTTATACCAGCTGATTCTTTACTCTTAATCGATTCACGAACTCGTTGTACCTTAGAACCGATTTTCTTAACTTCTTCATCATTATCTAAGTTGGATCGTAATGCGTAAACATTTTCTTTTATTCTTTCATCAATAGCTTGTACATCAATGAATTCTTGACCGCTTTCGGAATCATAATTAGTTTCTGCATAAGCAATAACTTTATTCGCTGTTACGATAGCGTTTCTTCTGTAAGTGTAACTTTTCAACATCTTAACTTGAGCTTCAATCGAAGGAGTTTCCGGCATAGAACTATCACGGAATGAACTTTCAATCATATAAGTTCCACCAGCATCCATAAATTTCTGATGATCCCCTTTTCTTTCAGCTTCAAGTAATGTCATGATACCTTCAGCACTAATGCCTCCACTTGCCGCTACTCTCAACATTGCTCCAAACATAATACGATTGTTATTATCCACGAAATCATTAGGCTTTAACTTTTGAGCGATTTCAGGAATCATTGTTTCACGATTGTACATAACTTTTAAAATATAAAATTCTGTTGAATGACTATGAAGTCCAGCCAATTAACTCACCCTCTTGACAATTCATGTTTAAAGTAATCCATATGAAGATTGTAATAATTTTCTTTATCTAGATTAGTAATAAGTTGGTCAACCTTTGCATATAAATCTTCTAAAGTACCATTATTAGTAATAACTAAACCTTTTAAATTAGCTTGTTCGGTTTCTGTTGAATGACCGAATGCTTCCATGTCGATATTACCATCGCGTTCAACTACACGGCTTACACAACTGTCAAAATCAGCTTCAATCTTAACTGGTAAATAACCTTTTTCTAGATAGTGTGAATACTCGTATGTACGTCTTACATCTGTAATAACGTGCAACGGTTTTTCGTCTAGTTGGAATGTTTCAGTGTAATTATTGTGGTCTTTGATCCATAACTCAATATCCTTATCTAATAAGTCAATCCATTTAGTTTGGCCACAAATTCCTTTAACCTTTTCGCCAATATTAATTAAGTTTGTTTTTGTCATTGGCAAATCAAGTACCGCACAAGTCCGTCTTATTCTATCGGCAAGGGCAAACGTCTTATACTCATGTCTTGCGTTTAAATGATTAGCAACGGTATCTTTACCGCTGCCGCGTAACCCTAAAATCATAATGTTAGTCATTCTGAAATTCCTCCTTTAATACAAACATATCAGCATTTCTACCCCAACTACATCCAGTGCCATCTTGATTAGTGTACAAAATAGACCCTTGCTTCACTCTTGTTACAATACCTTTTGATCCTGAAGCTTCATTATAAACAAAATCACCTTTCTTTATATAAACTTCACTCGATGGATACCATTTGTAATTAGAATCATTCATGTTAACTTAATTCCTTTAGTTGCTTTGCGGATATCCATAACAGCCTTTTGGATAAATGTCTTTAACTCTTCAACTGTCGTAACATCGCTACCGATAATTTCTTTGTTTAGAATACCTACACAAGCTTGTTCTAAGTTAGGGTAGAAACCATCTTCTTTATAACCGATTTCACCAGTTTTCTTACCTTCTTTATCTTCTTTCTCGTAACGTTTTTCAATAACTACATTCAATGGTTTAGTTGTGATACGATAATTTTCAGTTACTTGTAATTCTTTCATTTTTGCTCACTCTCCAATTTCGAAATAATTTCATCTATTTTATCAATTACTTTTTCTTTTCGTTCTGAACCACATGAATCATCGTTAATTTCTTGCAATTCATGAATTAAGTCTTTGTAATTAATAAGGACTCCGACCTCTTCATGAAGGACTTTTAATTCTTTTAAATCAATTTCGTTAATATAAGCAACTTCTAATTCATTTAATTCTTTTTCTGTAGCGCCCATTTCGACTAAAATATGGCCAACGGCACACATACATTTACCGTGATTAGTTGTATCTGAAATGTAATAACAATCAACTAAATATTCAGCTGTTTCAATACGATTTCTAGCACCTTTTAAAATTTCGATTAAATCCATTTTATTTTTCCCCCTTGTTAACTGTATTTAAAATATAAAACATAGCTGACATGAAAATTATAAATCCTAAAAGCATTAAGTACCATTCGTCGTTAGCGAAAAAAATTCCTGATCCTAAACCGTAAACTAATAATCCGCATGTTACTTTAAAGCTTTTATTCATTTAACTTCACCGTACCCTTCCAAAAAGTAAGTTGTAACTTGTCCACTTAAATTTTCGCACATTTTATCGAAATTATCTTTACCTTTAGCTTCGTGTGGCATCTTAACTAATCCAGCTCTTTTGTCTACGTAAGTATCTTCTTTTTCAACCCACGGTAATAAAGTTCCGATACCTGCTGTTACGTTTGTTAATTCGCTTTTCATTTTAAATTCCCCCTTTTACCATTCGTTAAGGTTTAACCATGCTGGCGTTTGTTCCTTAACCTTGTCCTTATTGTAATCTGTATTACCGTATTTTACAATGCTTTCAGGTAAAATTTCTTCAACTTTATTTAAGTTATGTTGCTCACTACGTCTTCTAATCTTCCAATATTCTAAACTCTTAGGAAGACAATCATAACCTAAACTAGCCATTACACGCATTTTCCAACCCATCATAGAAGCGTATTCAATCGCATCCATAATGATTGCTTCAACAGATAAATCCGTTACAACGTTGTTATCTTCAATGTATTGTTTAACATCTTTCTTTAATGTTTTAGATAGATATATTCCCATCATACGTTTCTCACCTTGTGTAAAAGGTTTGTCACCTTCAAACTTTTTAATAAATGAATCAGTAATATCACGATTAGTTATACGTGCCAATTTAATTCCTCCTTAGTAAAATGAAAGTTGAACTAATTCGATTATAACTTGTTTGCTTTTGTCGTATTGGATTCGATTAATAATTCCTTCTAACATAGTTAAGTTACGCGCTTCTAATTCGTAGGTCGTCCATTTGTTTCCTACATAACATTCAATGTGGTAATTATTCATAAACACTAACCTCCTTATGATCCCTTTCCATAGAATAGCCTTTAATATTTCTTCAACATCGCCCCACTTGTAACCCAATTACGGAAGACACTTCTTCTTACTCCTGTAGTTGTGCCTCTTTTAATGTCTGTCTTCGTTTTATAATACATGTAGAAAGCATCGAAACCAACAATTGTTTTTTCACGATTACCTTTAACCCACGTTTGACCTACAGCTAAATTACCTCTAAATTCAGTTCCGTCAGTATAAGTTACCATCGTTAATGCCCAACTCCTTTTCCCATCTAATTTGCCACTGTTGTAAACATAGTTCAAAGTCCTTTAAACATGATACAGGGAAACTATCACCTGATTTATGTGTGCTTGTACTCCAAACTTCAAGGTGTCTAAATTCAAAGTTGTACATCATTCCTATACCTATATTTTCTAACCCTATAGAATGTGGTGTTTTGTTTGTTAATCTAAATCCCCATTGGTCGCACCATTTCTTTTTAATTAAACACGCTTCAGGTTTAACTATCAACCCTCTTTTCAATAAATCATTAGCTAAGTCATCCCTCATTTCACGCCAAACTTTCCAATTCGATTCAATACGTTTCATCCTAAACATCCCCTTTTAGGCAAAATTAAAGAAGGGTAAGTTAATACCCCTCTTATTTAGTTTTTATAACCAATAACATTCCGAATATAGATGCTAACATTCCATACATAGCTTCATCTGTATTACCTTGAAGGAACGATACACTAGCTGCACAAGCTATTATTAGTGATATTAACTCCATCAAATGAGGATAAATCTTGTCCCAAACTTTCTCTTTCCAAGCGATTAACTTTTTCATATTATAACTCCCTCTTTTCTAATTCTTCAAATTTAGGATTCATTGTATCTTCTTTAAAGATAGTTTCAATAACTTTAATGACCGGATGACGTTGTACTTCAGTTAAATGAACATGGTCAAAATATTCTCCATTAGGATCATGTTTGTAAAGGCCATTCAAGAATGTATAGAATCCATTATCCTTGCTGCTACGTAATGACTTTTCGTCGATTTGAGAGAAGTTACCCATGATAACATATTTAGAATTAGAACCAATACGAGTTGTAATTCCATGCATCGTAGAGTTATCAATGTTTTGGGATTCATCAATCATAACGTAAGTGCTATGTTTTGTAGAACCGCGCATCGTTTGAATAGGATCAAAGAATATTTGTTTCTTGGAATTTAATTTAGAATCATTTTCTTCACCAAAGAAGATGTAGTCTTTAATATTCTTAACTCCTTCTTGGTCACTCATTACTTCTAAGTTATCCAAGAATGGAGCGATGAAAGGAAGTGTTTTAGCGTTAACATCACCTGTAAGATAACCTAATTCTTTACCCATTTGAACTTGTAAACGAGTATAAATCATCTTTCTGAAGTCTTTTCTTTCGAACGTCTTTTCAAGACCTACAGCTTGTGCTAAAAGTGTTTTTCCTGTTCCGGCTTCACCAGTAAGTATAGTAAATGGTTTCTTGCTATTTAAGGCTCTAAGTGCTGCTTTCTGTCTTTCGTCTTGTCCTACGATTCCCCAAAACGGCATATTAACATCCCCTTAATCTAAATTAGTGTATCTAACTAGTTTAGTACCACCTTTAACTCTATACCATTCAATTTGACATTTAGTGCAATTGGCTGCTTTATAACTTTTATAGAAGTAATTTTCACCTACAGGCGCTACTTTATCTGAAGTATTGCATTCAGGACAAGTATCGAAATCATCCCAATTAATCGGTTCTTCTTCAGGTTTAACACTTGTATCAATTGCGAATCCTGAATCATCGATCAACTCTTTAACTGAACTTCTACTCATTCTTATTTCTTTAGCTATTTCTGAATACGCTATACCGCGAAGGTATCTATCGACGACTATATCCTTTATTTCTTGTGTATATTTAAAACCTCTCCCCACTGTTGACCTTTGAGTCATTTTGTATTCAGTGAGTCTATCTATTAATTCAGGGACACTACAGTTTAAATTAACTGCAATGTCACCTAAAAGTAAACCGTCCGAATACAAATCGATTAACTTGTTTTCATACACTTAAATCACCCTTCCGTATTCTGTTGTTGTAACGCATTGTCACGATATAAACGAACTTGATTTAATACGTGTGGAGCTTGTTCGGCTGTTAAAGAGTATGGATTATTAACTTGATTGTTCGTTACGTGCAATAAAAATTGTGTAGCTGTTTCACTAGACATTTGAAGTTGTTGAGTAATGATATTTACAATTTCATCAATTTGATTACTTAAATTAGCATCTGTTTTAATTATGTTTTGTTGTTCGGGTTTAGTTTCAACGAAACCTTTATCTTTTCTAGCGTGTTCAAGAACAACTTTTAATAATGTTGAGTTATCGAATTTATCAATAACAGCTGGAATAAGTTGGTTCTTATCTTTGTCTAATACGTCAGAACGTACACGTTCACACTTATGATTTTGACCTGTTTTCTTTAGCATTAAATGAACATCAACTTCATATGGTAAACGTTTTTCTGTATCGGGAATCAAAGGAGTATTAGGATCAATCTTCATCATTGTTCCTTTTAAATAATTATCTTTCGTATGAGCTGTAATAATCAAATGACAATCAAGACGTTTCAAGTTATTGATAATTTCGTAAAAGATATCTTTTGGCATATCGTTCTCGTTAAATTCTAATTTAAATTTATCAGGATTGCCTGATTTATCTTTCATATATTCTAATGAATATTTCTTAACACGTTGCCATAAAACCGTCCCTGAATCGATTACAACCGTTTTATAATAAGAATAACCAGTTTGTTGTTGTGATGCTAATAACTGTTTTGTCATGTTTAAGATAGCCATTGGATCATCGTTATCGAAAATATCAAAGTCAGCAACGTGAGAATACATTTCTGATTTCTTTTCGGGATCGATAACCAAAGTTGGTGTTTCTGCTCCGAAAATAGCTACAGTAGATTTTCCAGCGCCGTCATGCCCTGATAATAATATTGTTACAAATAATTCTTTCATACCAGCTTTTCGTATTCCGTATTGTTCCATTGGATTCATGCTACATAACCTCTTTCAAATTTTATTTTTAAGGGGGTTGTCATAAATTTACGACTTCCCCCATATGATAAGTTAAAGTTAATTATTGTTGAAACGGATTGCCGCCTTGTTGACCACCGAAGAATTGATTGGCTTGTTGACCAAATTGTCCTTGTTGTTGACCTTGCTGTTGTTGATTGAATCCTTGCTCAAATGGAGCTGCTTGAGAAGTATCAACATTCATAAAATCGTAAGGTGTCATTCCGTTACCTTGTTGTTGTACAGGTTGTTGTTGTCCTGTAAATGGATTCTGCCCCATTTGTTGTTGTTGACCTTGATTAGCCGCGTCAGGATGACCGCCAAAAGGATTCTGGCCTTGTTGTTGGTTCACAGGCTGCTGATTAACTTGTTGCTGTTGTTGTCCGAAAGGATTACTTTGTTGTTGGTTGAATTGATCTTTCTGTAAGTTAGGTTGTTGTCCAAATCCATTACCTTGTGGAGCTTGTTGTCCCATTCCTGTAGGCATTTGATTATTAATATTAGACATTCCTTGCGGCTGACCACCAAATTGTTGATTTTGAGGTTGTCCACCAAAACCTTGTTGTTGTTGAGTGTTGTTAGGTGCTGCACGATGAACGTCAATACGACCTGCTTCAACACGCTCAATTTTATTGTTTGGATTACCTACAGTCATTCCGAAATCATCATAAGTAACATCTTGTTTGTTGTAGTAGTAGTAACCAACTTCAGCGTTTGCACCATTACCTAAACCAGCTGCTAATGACGATTGGATAATTTCAGGGTTATGAACTTCAACTTTAATTACTGCTGGATCAATAGGTTGTCCAGTTGTTCGACTAATAACTAAGTTTCCGTTTTTGTCTAAGCTATAAGAGATTACAGTGAATTTAAGTACGTTACCTAAGTTTTGGAAATTTGTAATTTCTCCACCGATACGACCTGAAATTTTTGGTTGCATTGGTTGGTTTTGATTATCTACAGCTTGTTCAACATCTACGAATGAAGTTAAGTTTGTATAAGTTACACCACTTTGTTCTGCTGTAAATTGTTCAAGTTTAGCCATATTAACTCGAATCATTGGTTTTTCTGATACAGGGAAGTTGTCCAATGCGCGTTGACCTATATCTAATCCTACACGAACGTTTACCGATCCGTAGCCTTTAGCGAACACTAGTAATTCTTTTCCGTAAACTTCACCATTGTCTTTCTTAGCGCGATCTTGGACATATGTAAGTTGTCCAATCACGATACCCATATTGATATACTTGAAATCTTTTTTAAAATTTGTCATTTTTAATTACCTCACTTTTTGAATTTGTTTTGTTGTATTGCTTACTACACTTATTATTCTATTAAACTTTAACTTTTAAGTCAATCATTTTTCGAAAACTTTTTTAACTTTTTTTGAATTATGTTCTAAACACTTAGAATAGCCAAAGCGGAAACCATCGGAATAACCGATGTAATAACCGCTTGCTAAACAAATTAGAGAAATTAATATTCCTGTAATCAACTGGAACATCATCCTTCAATACCTTCAAACTTCCAATCTTCTTTTCTCATACGTTCAATTGTAGCTTTAACATACGACGAACCTTTCATACTGAAGAAGTCGTGATTTTCTGCTTCTGTACTCAATGCATTTAATACGATTGGATCAATCTCTACATGTTCGAAAATAGGTTCTTTACCAAGATTCATACATACTTTATTTGTGTTGTAACGTAGGAAATTCTTAACTTTATGAGTTAAGCCTAAATCAGCGTATAACTCCTGAATGTAACGCAATTCATTTTCGTATAAATCATAAATAAGGCTTTCGAATTCATTATCTGCAAATAAGCGTTCTTCTTCGGAAAGGGAGCTATAAAGTTCTTGTGCAACCAGTCCAGTATATATACCGTGAATATTTTCATCTAGCATGATTTTCTTAATGATTTCACCGGATGCTTTCATGTAGCCCTTTCCGGAAAGATAGAGTGGAAAGAAGAATCCTGTATAAAAAAGTTTACCTTCTAAGATACAAGAAGCAGCCATTGCTAAATATAAACTTAGAGAATCATTAACTCCTTTATAATATTTCATAATACGATTCATCTTGTACTGTTGGGCTGGATGTTCTTCAACCCATTTCCCAAGATGTTTAATATTAGGAGCTGTAGTTAAGGCTGAAAAGATACGACTGTACGATTTAGCATGAATAACAATTTCTTCCATTTCAATAAATTTGAATACAGTTAACTTTTGTGGACTATGAATATGTCGCAACCAGTTATCAATACCATGATTACCACCTTGAAAGAAATCTAGTCCAGTAAGTCCAGCTAATACTTTCAAATAAGTATCTTGTTCTGAATCACTTAACTGATCCCATTTCTCTTTATCATTAGATGGAGCGAATTCATCTTCAAACCACATCATCTTTTTCAATTGATTCAACATGAATTCCGAATAATTATCTTCAGGTTCGTTCCAATCGACCATAATATGTTTTACTTCATTCATTTGCATATCCTCCTATACCGAACAAGCTTCGCACTCTTCGACTTGAGTTAATTTAGTACGAACGTAATAGATTGTTTTGACTTTCTTTTTCCAAGCGTATGCATATATACGGCCTAATAATCTCGTATTAGCTTCTCCTTTATAATGAATAGTAAAGGATATGCCTTGATCGATATGCTTCTGAATTTCAGCAATAACATCAACTATTTTAAATGGATCGATGTCATATGCTGATTCATAATAATCTTCAGCTTCTTCCATAAATGGAGCTGGATATTGTACAGTGAACTTATTAGTCGTTCTAGCTTCGATTAAGTTAACGATAGGTAAAACTCCTTGAGTTGCATTTTGAACGTAACTGATGCCACCTGTAGGCGCTGAAGCTAAACGGTATGAATGATACAATCCGTGAATCATAATATTATTCTTTAACTTTTTCCAATCTTCTTGAGTTGGTATTTCAATACCTTCAAATAACTTTTGTACTCTTTTCATCTTCGGATAATAATCTTCTGCAATATGAGATTCAAAATATTCTCCATTTGCATAAGTTGACTTTTCGAATCCATAAAACTTACTATTTCTTTCAATTGCCATTTGATTTGATTTAACTAAAGTGTAATAATTAATTGTACTAAAGAAAGTACGTGCAAAATCAATAGAAGCTTTAGAGCCGTATGGAATTCCGTTTTTAGCTAAGTAACCTTGTAAGTTCATAAACCCAAGACCAACTGACTTCATTAAATCATTTGCTTTCTTAATGGTAGGAACGTTTTTAATGTCCGAGAATTCAGTTACAGCCGTTAACATTTCCATTGCTGCAAATACATCTTCTCTTAATTCTTTGCCTTCCATTACGTTAACGATGTTTAATGACCCTAAGTTACAACTAATATCTAATCCAAGTTCATCCTCTTCGCCATAATCGGCTTTTGTAGTGTCAGAAGAGTATTGTAGTATTTCGGTACATAAATTAGACTTTTTAACTCGACCAAGATATTTTAATGGATGTTGGTTATTTACGTTGCCTTCAAACATTACATATGGATAACCTGACTCGAATAATACACGCATGATATAATCACAAAACATTTCGTTTGCTGACATTTTCTTTTTCTTAACTTTAGGATTACTAACAACTTCATCGTACATTTCATCCCAATCGATTTCATCAATAGCTAAACCATATTCTTTCTTAACATCATAAGGAGAAAACATATAAAACTCTTCGTCAGATTCAGCTAATTCTAAGAAACGATCAGGAATACTAACGCCGATTGAAAGTGATTGAATTCGTGTCTTTTCATCGGTATTTATTTTCTTTGTATCTAAGAAGTCGATGATATCCCAATGGAATATGTTTAGATATGCTACGCCTGAACCTTTACGAGCGCCTAATTGATTAGCGTAAGAGAATGAATCCTCAAGTAATTTCATAACTGGAACTACACCACTAGCGCGGTTATCGATACCTTTAATCGGATCACCTTTAGCACGTAAACCAGTTAAGTTTAATGCTACGCCACCGCCTTGTTTAGAAAGTTCTAATGAATTTCCAATACGGAATGAAATATCATTCATTGCATCACCGACATCAAGCAAGAAACAAGATACCATTTCACCACGTGCATATTTACCTGCATTTAAGAATGTCGGTGTAGCTGGTTGATAACGTTGCTTCATCATTCTGTCACAAAAGTTCATAGCACTTTTAAAACTACCACGACCTAAGAATAAAGCTGTCATTGATACGCGGTCTTCGTAACGTTCTAAATACCGATCACCTTTTCTATTCTTCAATGCGTAATCACTAAAGAATTTTTGAGCGCTCATGAAGGAAGGGAAACGGAAATCGAAAGAGTACGCGTGATTAAATACTTCTTCAACTTGTTCGGGAGTGTATTGATCCAATACTTCCTTATCATAATACTTTTCATTAACCATATAATTAATTTTCTCTTCAAAGTCCAAGAATGAACGAAGATTATCATTAATGTAATCCATAAAGAAAGAACGTACAGCTTCCTTATCTTTTTGTAACTGATATTTACCATCGACTTTAGTTGTCACTTCGTTGTTTAGTTCAACCCATTTTGACATTTGTTTACCTCCTTGATAACTTGTTTGACATTTTCAACATCAACTTCGTCACCACTTAATTCAAATTTGTATAAAACAGGTACATTATATTTAGCTGAAATTATATCCGCTGCTGCACCAAACATTTTACCCCACACTCTATTCCCTGAACTAATCACCCCTTTCAAATAACTTTTGTTGTCCTCAAGAAAGTTAAGGCTTGTATCAGGACATTGGCCAAATCCAGTAGTGAAAGTTATGAGTATAAAAGGTTCATCCAGCTTATGAATCTCTTTGACTGAAAAACAAGGGAATGGAAGCTTATTTACAAAGCGTTCAACATTCCCTGTTTTACTATCATATATAACTTTCACTATTTAACAGTTAAAGTTTCAGAAACAGACTCAAGAAGATGTTGTTTAGCTTCAGCTGGAATAATTCCTAAAGTAATGTACTCTTGAACCTTTTTAACATCGATATCATCTTTCTTACACATATCTAACTTGCCGATATTATGAAGGTATTGTTGTAATGAATCAGCTGCTTTAACAGAAGTTTTATGTGAACGAGTTACACCACCAAAACCTGTTTCGAATTTGCCGTCTTGTCCATTAAAAGCCGCTGACAACGATTTACGAGCTGCATCTTTCGCTTTCTTTGCTTCCTTTTCTAACTTAGAGAAGTAAATATATTTTTCAGTATCGTTATTAAAAGTTGGTAAGTTAATATTAAACATTTCCATTCCCTCTTCCTATTTGTTATTTAAATCCCATTCCATTAACTTTTGAGATAACCTATATACCTTGTCCCATTCCATTAAACCATTGCGATACTTTTTGTCCAAGAAATCATAGTAGCGGTCAATAAATACTGATCCCATAACATTAATCTTCAGAAATTGTAACTACATGATGACCTGATACAAGGTGTTGAACTTCAGTGTTCACATGGTCAATTACTAACGTAATTGTTGTGATTGGATATTCGACAGCTTCATCACCACGACCTTCTTTCTTAATACTTACCTTCGCTTCTTTTACTAACGCTTCAAATTTAGTCATTTTATATTCCTCCAATTAATTTATTAGTTTATTAAATTAAAATGCTACCATTCAACTTTTGGCATCTTGGTAGCACGTATTAATCATTAATACTTGTCCACCAAATTATTTTCGGTTAGAATCATCTAAAACTTTTAAGCTATCGAAAAACTTTTTGCTCACTAGATGTTTGCGATGAACCGTATCTTTTCCTAAAACGTGGAAATCAGCAATTACTTGTTCGTGGTCAATTTCCCTGTGATTTTGAATAGTCCATTTTGTTGTATTACCACAAGGATCAATCACTAAATCTCCATCTTCAACATTTTTAGGATTCGGAACAGTAAGGAAGATTTTAGGAATTTCTTCACCAGCCGCTCTATAAAATGCGATTAACTTTCCGATATATTCATTGAAAGTATCGATTGGATCGCATTTAGCAATTCCTCTTGCGTAAACGTGTTTCGATTTGTGACCTACAAGCAAGCAAACAACTGTTCGTTTCTCTTTGTTTACAATGAATTTTTCATCCATCGTAGCATATGTTGTTGTTTTAAACCCGTTAACTTCTCTTTTTTCGATATCCTCTTCTTTATGTTTGAAAGCTACTGTAGTTTGACGATTTGCAAAACCAGCAATTTCTTCTTTCGCTAAATCAACGATGTACTTTCTGTAAGAATCTGATGTTGAGAAAACATGAAGTCCGTTGTCATCTAATAAAGTGTATTTACCATTTGCTTTAACTGTTGTTTTTTCTTCATCTACAGTTAATTTTTCATTTCCTTCTTCAGTTGCTTCAGTAAATAACTTAATAGCTCTTTTTGATTCTTCAATTGCTCTTTGTGAATAATTCACGGCATCATTATGTAGTTGCGTCGCTGTCTCTAAAGCCGTTAAAGCATCTGTGAATTTTTGTTTGTTCATTTTGTTTTCCCCCTTGAATATTCATTTTGGACAACGTTTGTTGTTGTCTACGTTTCCTATATTACAGGCATATTTCTGTCGAGTCAACATATTTTTTTCATTAATTTAACTATTTTATGTATTTATTTTTAAATTATTCATAAAAAGAAAGTTAAATTAGGACACTACACGGACAGACATAATTTTGCAATTTACGCAATAACTATTTAATAACTACTTAACAAGTGGTTGCAACCTACTTATACAGGAGGTAATAACAATGGTTAAAAAGGATAATTACATTCGTAAACCGCTTGTATTCAACAGAAAATCTGCTTGGCACATGGATTTATATGAAAGAATTGAAAATGAAAGTGAAAATTTCTCCGGTTATTGCATGTCTATATTGAAGAATCATTTTGATAACAAGCCGAAAATTGAAAAGAAAGTTATTACTATAAAAGAAAAAGCCGAACCTCAAAAGAAAGAAGTTCGGAAAGTTAATAACTCAACAAAAGAAAAGGTAACACAAGCTGCAAACTCACCTAAAATTTTTAAAAACTTAAAACAGTCATAACTGTGTGGAGTCGGTAATATACTATTCATAAACTTTCGCTTTTAGTGAACGAAGGAGCGGAACGAAAGTTCTAGCCTAATATATCCCTAGTGAATTAATCGAACGTTATTAAGTAGTTAATAACGAGTTAAAACGGTAAAGATGCGATCCACATTAAAGTAAGTCCTACACTTATTAACACCGCTTCAAACATGAAATCAACTCCTTTATAAGTTCTTGTCTATATTATATTCGCAAAACGAAAGTATAAACCATGAAAGGACTGGTAAGTTATGGGTTTAGCGGCTTTTGTTACGACAAGTACGTTAATGGTCTTATGGTTTGGATTTGGATTAAAAGCTTACATCAAGAACGTTAAGGAGGATGAAAAAAATGATCGTAAAAATTAATGGTGTGGCGCAAATTCCAAGTGTGGGTTTAAAACAACGAATGAAGTTGGATAAATATGTAGAACCTGAAGTGTTAGTTAAGAAAAGAAAAGTTGATTTAAAGAAGTTAGCTGTAACGTTATGGACTACTTCAGGTATATTCTTTGCTAAACACGCTGTATTCGCTGCAACTGAAGGAGCGCAACGGATTAACTTATGGCAACAGCTGTTTCCTGTATTCGATATCTTCCAACAGTTAGGGATGGTAATTGGAGCTTTCGCTTTAATCGCTGGTTTAAGTGTTATGTTTGTTAAAAAACGTGTTGGTATGGGGATTATAATGACTTCAGCAATTGTAATAGCTGGTGTGTTCCTTGTTCCTTCAGCTGTAATGTTAATCGCTATAATAGGTAGCATGTTAAATGATACATTGGTTGATGTGTTCAATAATTTAAATGTGAAAGGATCGGTGAACATAAAATGAAGATGATTATAAATGTTGTTATCGGTGTAGCTTTCGGTTTCCTTATTGGTTTCCCTTTCGGTATTTCATATACGGTTACAGCTGCTCAAGATTCAGATATAGTAAAAGTAATTTCGAACATTAAAGCAATGTGGGAGTTCTTCCAATGAAGATTAAATTAAATGTCCCTAAATTTGAGAAGCCGATGGATCAGCCGCAAATGGTAATTCCGAAATTTCCGAAAAAAGAAGAGAGAGAATATATGCTTCCGATGGTAGTAGAAAAATCCCTGACTATCGTATCGGAAAGGGAACAACCAAAGAAACCTAAACCAAAAGCTAAATTTAAATTTGCTATAGCTCCTGCTGAATATGAAACACATCAAATAACAGCTGTACCATCTACTAAGAATGATAAAGCTCATTTATTAATTGAATCATTCGCCAATCAAAATAAAGAGATAATTGATATTGTAAAAGGATGTAATATAGATGAAAAAGGTATTCATTTGCCACGAACAGGTAAATTCTTTTTTGAAACAGTTATTACTAATAAAGAATTTAAACAGTATATAACGTTCAATAAAGATGTTAGCGAATATGCAATACAACAAGCTGGTTTTTGTTGGCATAACTCACCGATAGTTAAACAAGAAGAATGTATATATGAAGATATAAATATTAAAAAGTCTACTGGTTATGAATATAGGTTAAAGTATACACCAGCACTCTCTTTAACTATCGATGGAAGATTACAAGAACGTCCATTACGAGATTTTCTTGAGTTAGGTAAATTACTGAAGAAGGACGAAAAGGTTATAGTTCAATTTGGTTTTATGCCTTGTGAAGAATCTTGGTTCAAGACTGGCGAAAAGTCACTTGATGAATTACCTAAACGTATCAAGAAAGATGCTAAAGGTGACAAATTAGCTTTTAATGGCTTTGAATGTTCATTAAGGATAATTTGTATGGGGACAACGAAACAACGGTCAGAAATCATCTACAGGGGCTTTAATATGGCTGTTAGGCAATTAAATAAAGATAATGAATTGATTGGCGAAAAGATAAAGGATAAGAAGCTAGATAAATGGTTAAAACAATATGTTATAGCACGTAAAATAATTTCACCGATCCGCTTTAATAAACGTTTCATATTAACTCATAAAGAAATCACTCACTTCATTAAGTTGCCGCAACGAAACTTACAAGTGGAATATGAAGTAAAAGTTAAAGAACGAGAACAATTGACGATACCAAAAGAAATACGTGGAAAAGGTATAATGATGGGACATTCTGAAGAAAGGAATAACAAGATACCTATATCAATACCGATGAAGAATAAAGATCACCTTGCAGCTACTTATGCGTTCGTGGGTAGTCCACGTAATGGTAAGGATATGTCATCGGCTAGGTTTATAATTGAAGCCGCTAAAAACGGTCATGGAGCTGTTATAACGGATGTGATTGATGAACAAGGTCGTGGTATGAGTGATTTAGTGAAACAAAATTTACCTGATGATAAGGTTGTTGATATTGATTTCACTGATATAAATAACCCTATTTACTTTGGTCTTGATGATGTAATTGAATTAATCGGTAAACAAGGTAATGATATTATAGCGAATGATTTAGTTAAAATACTGGAACTTGATGATAAGTATGATTCAAAACAATTAGCGCGACTTGTGGCCAAAGTTAATAAATGTAACATATACGATATGTATTGTTTCTTGAAGTCTGATTCATTTGCTAAACAGGTATTCGAACGATTAGAAAAAGAAGATAAGTTATTAGCGTTGCAACTTGAAAATGATTACTTTGAGAAAAATATAAGTCCGACAATAAAAGGAGCTGTATTAACTCGTTTAGATGAGATATTAGGATTTAAGTTAACTAAGAATATGTTCGCACAAAAACCAGCTATTAAACTTGATTTAGAAAAATTAATCAATCAGAATAAGGTGATTATATGCCGTATGCGTAAAATGGGTGGATTAGGTGAGCTTGGAACACGATTAATGATGAATTTACTTACATTAAAAGTGGCGTGGATCAAAAAGATTAAAAAGACGGATAATGTAACTTTTATGGCATTCAATGAATTTCACCAGTATCAGAATAAAGCATGGGATGAAATGATGTCGGATTATATGATGGAAATGCCAAAGTATCGTTTGGGCTTTGTATTGATATTCCATACACCTGAAAAGATTGGCCGCTTCTTATGGGACTCAATCCAATCAGCTTCAGTTAATTACTTTCTCTTTAAAAATACGAATATAAATATCTATCGACAAATGCAAGAACAACTAAAGCCGTTTGAAATTGATATATGTATGAAGACTGAAAAATATGAAAGTATATTTGTACCATTCATTGAAGGTAAAACGCTGACACCTATATTCGTTAAGATGTCACCAGTAGATGAATTTAACACATCGTACCGCACACCACATGATTATAATTACGGCACGCCAATTGATGAAGTTGAGGATTACATTTACCAGCGCGAGATAAATATGTATGAGAAGAAAAAGAAGGATAAGAAAGATAAAAAAGAGAAGACCGATGACTAATTTGTCAGGTCTTCTTTCTCCTTGTTATCCCTAGCCAATGAAGAGTCTTCTTTTTCGGCTTCTATATTAGAAAAGAATTCTATTTTATCCGCTGATACACCTCGTAAAGGTTCTCCATTTTCATAAGTTATACCTGAAATCACACTACCATTGGCGAATTTAATTTCTAATTTATCGCTCATATTATTTCAATCCTATCTTTTGATCCGCTACATAATTATCTTCTTCAGGGTGTTTAACCCATTCTGTAGCTACATTTCCAACTTCAATTTGCTTAATTTCAGCTTTATCATTATATGCAACCACTAAATTATCACCATATTGTTCTTTTAACGGTTCTAACTTTTCTTTCTCTCGCTGTAGTTTCTTATGTAGCCACACACAACCCTCTTTGTTTAAAACTGTCACACGGTATTGTTTTCCGCCTTTAACAGAATCGATAATTTTAAAGTATTTCATATGACGTTGATAAGGCATGTTATAATTAACGCCTTTATTCATTAAAACTTTCATTTGGCGTAACTTTTCAAACAATGTATTTCGTCCGATATTAACTCTTCGTCCAAATTCACCGATTGAACAATGACCTTCTACATCTAACCAAGCATCGTACATATCAAGTTTAGGTTTTGCTTCAATAATTTTTTCGGATAACTCTTTATTTTGGACAAGTAGCAATTGTTTCTCCTGCTGCTCTTTAATCCATCGTTTAGCTCTTGCGATTGGATCATCAATCATATAAGAATTTAAATCGCGGTTCTTTAACTCTTGTTCCATTCGATTAAATTCAGTGATATACATTTCTTTAAATCGTGCTGCTTCGAACCCAATAAAACCCATTACAAGGAATGAAACACCATCGCGTTTAATTAAATATTTTTTGTTTGTTTTTCCACTAGAATCTTTGTAATCACTCAAGCCAAAGTTGGCTTCAGTAAATTTTTCGCTACATTGAAGACTTTCGATTGCTCTAATAACTTTAGAGTGTTCTTTCCCAAAAACTTCAGCCACCATTAAACTATCTGTTATTACCTCGTCATTTTCGATAAATACAATGTTATTCATTTTATTTTCCTCCTTTAGTTTTTAAAACAAAATTTGTAGCTACAACTTCACCACAACCAGTTAATAAAGCTACAGATAATCCAGCGATCATAAATAACTTTTTCATTCTGTTTCCTCCTTAGGCTTTTTCAAAGCTTTCTTGAGTTCTTTTATTGATACGTTATTAGTGGCGGTTATACCACCTTCATTACTCTTAATGGTCACTGTGCCGTCATCAAAAATCATTACTTCCATTGAATCGTCAGGAATTACCGAACAATATAATTTAACTTTTTTTATTTCTTTCGTCATTTCAATTCCCCCTTATTAGTATTTGATTTCATTTTAACTTAACTTATTAGTATACGCAACATAAAATTAAATATTCCTTTAAGAAATTTCGGAAATATAGGAATTAAGCAAGTTATTAAGCTCATAAATTAGACTATAAAACAATTTAAGGAGTGATTAAATGAATGAGAGAGTCCGTTTGTTTAAGGCAGCAAGAAAGGAAAAAGATGCCGCTTATAAAAGAACTATAGAACTTATGAATCATATGGTTGATAATGATTTGTTTCACGACAAAAAGTTAATGGCTGAATTGCATGATGTTATGCATACGTATGACGTTATGAAATGTGTAATGAAAACATGTAGAAAGGAAGTTGATAAAAATGTTATTAGCTATAGATTCAGGTAATTGGAATGTTAAAGTTGCATGGGAAAATGGTTTTGATATATTTGATTCATGTTTAGGTGAAGGTCGAAAACGTAACCTTGAAAGTAAATATAATGATGAAATGATTGTTAAATACGCTGGCCAATATATGTTTGCTGGTATGTTAGCTGAATACGAATCAAACTTTCCACGCCGTTCATTTGGCCTTTCGAAAGCTCATGACGATATGAAAGTTAGAACGTTAATAGCCTGTCATCGCTATGGCAAGGGCAACACTTTAGATTTAATGGTAGGGCAACCAATTAAAAAGCACGATGATAAAAGCAAGGAAATGATAAAAGAGCTGCTATTAGGCGACCATGAAATTGAAGTTAATGGAGTTATGAAGAAATTCACTGTAAATAGCGTTAATGTAGGGGCTGAAGGAGCTTCTGTTTACTGGACTTTAGATTCTCATGAACCAGCAATACGAATAGTTGACATAGGATCAGGAACAATAAATATAGCTACAATTCGTGACGGTTTCTTTATTGATAAGGAATCAACCACACTTCCATTCGGAACGAATAAAGCTGATAATGATGTATACAGTCTTGCTAATGCAGTCAATTCAGCTTTAACTAGTGTGTGCGATGTACGAGATAAGTTATATATTTGCGGCGGTATCGCTGATTATATTTTCCCTTTAATCAACCAACAATATCCGAACTCACAAACTGTTATACCTAAACATTTCGCTAATGGTAAAGTTGATGAATTACCTCCACAATTTGCTAATGTTATAGGTCTATACAATCTTGGTACAGTGATACACTCATGACTATGAAGATAACTATTTCATTCACTGACGAAGAGGAAGAATTGTATTTAAAAGCTTATAAACAAGATGATAAATCAAAGTATATAAAGCGTCTTATACGGCGTGATATCAGTCCGAATACAATTAGTCCTGAAGTTCTTTTAAAACCTGAAATAAGGCGAATAGAACCGTCAAAACCTATAATAAAAGAACAAAACAATAATAAAAAAGCCCTTAGCTTCATTTAGCTAGGGGCTTTAACATTGAACATTTCTTCAAAGTCAGAATAATAATCTTTTGGTATATTCTTTTCTCTTTTGCATTTAGGACAAGCTACAACGAAATATCTATCTTCACTATCTATCCCATCCGGTATAGTAAATGTATCAATCAAATGCCAATCGTGAATACAAAACACTTTCTTTTGTTCAAAGAAACCAAACACATAAACACCTCCTATACTTCTTGTAATGTTTTGCTAACTTTATTAATAACTGATTTTTGAGTATCAAGATAATTCTTTTTAGTGATATTAACATCTGAATGCCCTAAGTAATCTGAAACGTAAGCTAAATCTAAACCTTGTTCTAAAAGCATTGTACCAGTTGTCTTACGTAACATATGAGGGTGAAGTTTATCTTCAATACCTATTTTCTTACCCATTGATTTTAAATGTCTATTGATAGTAAAACGTGAAAGTTGGCCTTTATGACGATCTGATTCAAAAATATAAGTTGATTCCCATGTACGCGCTGCTTTCATTTCTAAAAGTTTTTCCATTGTATTATCTTGGATATGAGCCTTGCGAAGTTTTGACATCCCACCTTTACCTTTACCGTAAATGTGAATAATATGTCCTCCATTTTCCACTTCAATATCTCCCCATTTAGCTTCAACTAATTCGCTAATTCGGCAAGCTGTTGAGTAGAAAAATCTTACGATACATTCTTGGGTTAAACTATCTGCTGATTCAATTAACATTTTGATTGTATCTAAATCTAAAACTTCAACAGGTTTATCTTTAATTACTGGTATCAGATCAGTTAAATCTCTTTTACGTGCGAATAATACCTTTTCAAGTTTACCTTCTTCGTATAAGAATGAGATAAATTCATGTAGTGAATATACTTTACGCTTAATCGTTGATGCTTCAAAGTTATTTGCTTTTAAATGATTGATATAAGCTATGAAGTCATCTTTAGTGAATGCTTTCATGTTGTAGTTGATCCCTTTTTCTTCAAGGTATTCAAAGAATTTTTCAACATCTAATCCGTATGCATATACCGTTCCTTTAGCTTTGTTTCTATTTTCTAAGTATCGTTTAAAATCATATCTTGATTTAATTAAGTCCTTCTTGTATGTCATTTCTGTTTCCTCCCTTTATTAACTTAACCTCATATTATCATTAAAGTTATGTTGAGTCAATAGGCAAAATAAAAAGACACCTAGTTTCCGCTAGATGCCCTTTGACGATTTTATGAAAACATGATTAGATTCAACAGAAAAGAGGTTTTCACCTACCTTTTCTTATTTAATCTTATGAACACTTATCATTATAATATGTTGTTTACTTAGAGTCAATAATTTCTTTTATTTTTCTTAAAACAGGTAATGGTACATGAGATTTTAAAGCGTTACTGATTTGATGTTTTAATTCAGCTCTTTCTTTTCTTATCACTCTACTTTTTAATATTTCTTCTTTTGTTGAATAAGCATAATGATATTCGAAAGTCCCTTTGTGTGTGAAAGTTTTCAAATCAAAACGCCTTATTAAATCTCCATCTTTATTATGAGCATAAAAACTAGCTGTATTTACCTTCGTAACAATATATTCGTAAATGTTACCTCCTTCATTGCCAAACATACCACTAACCGTTACATATACAGTTTGTCCAACTTCAGGTTTTTGTCTTTTTGTTTTCTTAGCCATTGTAAATCCCTCCATTATCTAAAGGAAATGCTGTTTCAATAGCTAGTCTTATTTTTTGAGCTAAATCAAATACGACAGCTAATCTAGTCACTTGTAAAATTGAAATATTAAAATCTGTATCACCAGTACTAAAGTTTACTATAGGTCTAATAAAGTATTCACCAATTTCAATCAAATCTTTTCCGACAGCTTTTCCTATTTTCGCTTCTCCTGAATCTAATTTTATCTTTCCGATATTTTCTCTTTTTCCTAAACACGGATTGATAACAACAACGCGAACACCTTCAGGTATCAATTTAACTTTTTCTTCTAAATTAGTTGCGTGAACCGGATCATCTAAAGTTCCAATTACATTTTTATAACCTTTTTCTTTTAATTGAGTACCGACTAATGGAGCTAATGAATCACCTATTACCCTATCACTACCGATGCACACGAAGAATACGTCTTCACCAATCAACATCCTTCTTAAATTCATAGCTATTTCAAATGAGTTTCTTGTCATTACAATATTATTTTTAGTCATTTTTATTCCCCCTCAATAGTTTCAATGTGATAAAAAATCTCGTTATATCTTTTTATAATATCATCAATTGTAGCACTATCATCATCCCACAACTCTTTTATGGTTAAATACTTTTCTTTGTACGTCATTTTATTCCTCCCCAATATATGCTTTTAATTTATTCATCGCCGTACTTGCTTCAATAACTAACTCTTTAAGTTTTGGATCAGATATAGTTTCGATGCTCACATAATCAAA